TCCAATCCCCGAAAATCGTCCTCGAGTCACACTGGGCAGTGGGCTGGGTTGAATGGGTTGCAATTCACGAAAGCAACGCGGAGGCCCTCCGTGTCGCCGACGAGCTTGCAGCCTCTCTCGAGTCCTATCCGGTGCTCGATGAGGAGTCCCAATCTCGGATGGAATGGGAAGAATATGCCGACAGCTGGGGCTCCTACGGTTGCCGCGAGTTCATCCGGGAATTGTCCCGTAAATTCAACCTTTCCGAGGCTACTTGTTACGTCCTCGAGGATGCTGGCGAGGATGAGGTGCGGGAGTTTTTCGAGAGTCTCATTCCCTCCGGTTGCTTTTTTGTTCCGGAATCGAGTGGCGTGTCGATCGAATACGCTCACGCCGTTGACAATTGCGCCCGCGACACGCTCGCCGGTTTTCTCCGTTCCATCCGTTCAAAGTAAACTCTCACACTCCATGACTAAACAAGACGAACTCGACATCCTCCGCGACGCAATCGCACGCCTCGGCCGCAACTCCTATCTCGGGCCATGGCTTGAGGATCAACTCCCGTGGATCGAATCGGACATGCGCTCTGACATCCCTCCCATGTCTTCGTGGACAGAGTCTCGGGCGCGAATCGCCTCGGAGCGTGCAGAATCGCTCCAAAGCATAGAGCGAGCAGAGGCGGCCTGTCGCGAACGGTGTCAGTCTATGGAGCGATCTGTTGAACGGACGTTTTCGAACGCATCCCGGCTTCTACGCACCATGGCTGCAGAGCTAGAGCGTTGAATCCCCCACAACAGCCTCCGGGCCTGTCTCGGGGGTTGAATGGGTAATTCAGCCCACCACACACACTCAAAATGATCTACCAAGCCATACTCTCAAAATACATCCCCGCCACTAACACCAAGGGCAGCCGGATCAAAGCCTACTGCGAGCGGGGATCCATTACCATCCCCTACCCTTACGACCTTACTGGTGCGGACTGCCATCGGAAAGCCGTTGACGCGCTCCTGGCTAAGTTCCGTGACGAGGATGGGGTTTCATGCTCTTGGTCTCGTCCCTACGTCACCGGAGGCACTGCCGACGGATACGCCCATGTCTTTGTCGATTAATCCCCCGCGCACAATTCTAAGCCTGTCCCCATGAAAATCCACGTCGTTACCTACCCTAAAACGAGAACGGCCTTTGCCTTCATTGGTTTTCGCCTCATCCGTTCCTTCCACCCTTGGGAAAACCCTGAAGATCCCCCGAAAGCCTGGCGCCAGGCCATATGCCCAGAGGAATGGGCCGGAAGAGTCATGGCCAAGGGGCACACTGTCGACCTGTCGCGCTACGATAGATCGGCTTGGCTGGAATAATCCCCCGCGCTCAATTCCACACCACTATGTACATCCTCGAAAACACGTTTCGCAATTGCATTATCTCCCGCCATCGGACACTCGAGGCTGCAATCCGCGCCCAGCGAAGGCACTTGGCTGCAATCCAGCGGGCGAACGGGCCGAATAGTTACATGACGTACGATATCACCTTCAATGGCGAGCGCATTGACGACGACAGGTGGGACGAGGCTGAGCGCTCTCTGGATCGGTATTGATCCCCCCACCACAGCCCCTAGGCCATTTTGGGGGTTGAATGGGACGATTAATCCCCCGCGCTCAATTCTACACAAAACCATAAAATGAACACCACACAAGACACCACCACCCTCCCCCTGTACACACTCCGTCGCGACAATAAGCCCCCGCTGAGATTCCGCGGTGACCGGATCGGCTACGCGGACACGGCCGGCCCCAATAGCACCCGCTGGACTGAGGTGCACGTCTATCGCACCCAGGGGGGTAGATGCGTGCTATACATCCGAGAGGTCAGCCAGTGGCAAGGCGAAGGCACGTCACGGTGGGGGTGGACTGTATCTCGCCCCACTGAGATCCCAGACCTCATCCTGAGCACCCTAGATTGCATTCCCGACGATGTCTCCCGGATGCTCAGTCGTCTCGAGGAGCTCCCGGAATTCCAGGGAATCTGGATCGAGGCAGTTGACTGATTGATCCCCCCACCACAGCCCCTGGCGCACGTCGGGGGTTGAATGGGATGATCAATCCCCCGCGCCTGATTCCGGGTGCGGAACCTAATGAAAACGCCATGACCCTTGTTGACGATATTCAGCACGCAAAATCCAAAGCGGGATCCGAGGCCTACCTTTGGGCCCATGACTCCGGAGACGTAATCCTGTGGGAATCCGAGGAGGATAGTGTCGACAGTAATGGATGGAACGCTGTCGGACGCTGGCGCTTAGACTGTGCAGACCTAAAGGCTTTAATGGATTCCGGATTTGTTGACGAAATCGCTTAAATCCCCTGCGCCTAATTCCATGAACATACCCACAGAAATCTCTCAAGCCTGCTCCGCCATCGGCCATCCCATCGACGACATCCCATCCTATCGGATCGACCCTGGCAGGATCCTCCTATCTGTCGCTGAGGAGGACGACGTCATGACCACACTCGACCGTCTGATCCCTTCTTGGGCATCGGCAGAATACACTGGCAGCGCCAACACTGACGACGATGGCGAGACCACTGTTGATATCGCAATCACCTGGGAAATCCCCCGCGCCTAATTCCATGAAAACCACTCACAAACACCGTCCCATCCCTCGTCTCACCGTGATCCGGTGCTATTCCGGACCCGTATCGGACCACCCAAACCCTCGAGCTCATGGCTGGGCATGCGAAACTCAGACGTGCCGTTGTGGCGCTGTTCGGCTGGTCAATTTTAACAACGGTCACTTCGAACGCGGTGAGTGGGGGGAAACCCCATGACCCCCTCCGAAATGCTCCCCGTCTGGACCCTCATGGCCAAGCTGTCGGCAGTGTGGTTGGCAGTCGGGGCAATCCCCCTAATCTCCTGCCAGTTCGCCCCTGACGTTCGCGACAAGTTCCTCCTGTGGTTCGTTGTCCCTGGAACCGCCGGCTGTTTCGTCGCCTTCGTCATGCTGCTTCTGATTTGACGCGGCCAATTCCGCGCGAATGACCCTCCGGCAGTCTGCCCTTGGCGGGCTGTCTGGGGATCCTTTGTGATCCACTAACTGACTCAACGTCTCACCATGGAAACAGTAACTAATCCCACGCACATCCCAAAGTTCCCGAAGCCCTACGCTAAATGGAAACCGCTGCTCCTTACTTTGGAGCCCAACCAATACATCCGCGTCTCAGGCGAGTGGAAAGAAAACACCCTTCGCCAGGCTTGCCTTCGCTCCTCGATCAACGGTCGTCGGTACAGGCTGCACAAGGAAGGCGCCGAGATCCAACTCTGGAGGATGCAATGAAAACAGCATTAGACAACGCCACACTCGATGAGATGGAGGCCAGGGGTGGATCCTTCATCCGGGCTCTTGCCAAGGCTGCCCGGTTAGCCGACGACGCCAACCTGTCGCGTATCAAGTCGGTCTGGTCCTACGAGTGGATGTACTACCAGAAGATGATTCCAAACCTACGCGCCCGATTCCAGGAGGCTCAATGAAAGCTATCACTGAAGATGTGGCGAAAGTCTTCGGCGTGACCGAGGCCCAAATTCTAGGCCCTCAACGTTGGCAACCCTTGGCGCTTGCTCGTCAGGTGGCCATGGTCATCACGCTGGAATCCTTGCCATTCAATACCCAACAGCAGGTGTCGGCCTATTTCCGACGCCATCGCACGGCCTTGGTTCACGCGCGAACTGCCGTCTTGGATCAGATTAGCTACGACCAGAAGCTGGCTAAGCTGGTGGAGATTTTGAGAAAGAAACACGTCAAAGGTATTGACGAGTTGCTTGAGATCCCGTAATCCTACGCGCATGGCAACTGAAACTTGCCCATACTCCAACGATTTTGCTCCACGCGGGCACCAGAGGTGGCCTGGTGTTCGGGCTGATAGCACGCCAGTGCGATCGGGTTTCATCGGGGCGCCACCCTACCCATTTTCAGTGACGACGGACGTTCTTCTTTAATCACTAAACGCCCCCTTGGCGAGGGGAGATGCGGCTGGTAGCCACCAAGACCAGCAACGGCAGGGCTGACGAGAGTCCCGACAGGCCGTGGAAGGGACCGGGAAACCGGTTAAGCTGTCGGATCAAAAACTGAGGGATCAAACAGTCTTTGAGAGTTGATAAATGCCTCTTGCTTACACCTCCATACCTATGGGGGGTAAGGGGGGCTTTGCCCAAGGGATATGGTCAATCTTTGAATGAGAGTTGATAAAGGAAGAAGGTAAGAAGAAGGGTAAAAGGATACGCTTAAAGGATAAGCTAAAGAGGAAAGCCAAAGGAATGGACTATAGAAGTGAAGTGGTAAAGGTGGTGTATCAGCTCTGCTCCAAGTGCAAGGACTGTAAGATCATCCCCGAAGGTTGGTATCAGAGCACCTCCCAGGAAGAGGTCGTCCTCACAAAGCAACTGGTCGATCAGCTTCGCACTAACGGCAGTTTTACCACCGCCACAATCGTCGCTCTTGGCCTTCCTAACAGACCGCCCAAAGGCTGGGCCCAGGCTCTGATCGGTACAAAGATGCCTCGCCACGTCTACGAAAGCGCCCTCGCTGGTGTCGGCAAATACTCGAATTTCACGCTGAAAAACCACAAACAAAATGACTGATCCAACGCTTGCAAACATAGGGTTGACAAGAGAACAGGTGATAGCCTACTTTGGGCGCGCTCCTAAGACTCCACCCCGTATCACACCGCCGAAGATAGCTTCCTCGGCAGCACCTGAATCTGGGCCGGCTGTTAGGCGCTCCGTCCTCAAGCTCCGCTGCACTGGCATGACCTCATTGCAGATCGCCCGGGAACTCCGGATCACGACTGCCACCGTCAACCGCATCCTCGAAGAACAAACCCTACTCAAATGACTGCTAAGCAAAACCTGGTCGCGCGTTTCATGGAATCCTTCGGGCAGGATTTCCCGCGTGATCCCACCCTTCCACCCTCTCGGACCATCACATTTCGCTACGATCTCATCAAGGAAGAGGCCGACGAACTCCTATTTGCCGAGTCCCTTGTGGATTACCTAGATGCGATCTGCGACCTGCTGTACGTCGTGTACGGTGCGGCTAATGCAGCCGGCCTCAAACCTGTCCTCGTAGAGGCTGCGTTCCTAGAGGTTCACCGGTCCAACATGTCCAAGTTGTGGACTCAGGCCGAGAAGGACGCCTACAAGGATGGCGACATGGAGTGGACCCCGAGGTTCGACATGTGGATCGGCAAACGGGACGGAAAGGTGATCAAGTCCCCCTCTTACTCTCCGGCGGATCTAGCACGATTCGTCGAAAGGAGGTGATAGGCATGAAGAAGAAGAAAAAGGGCATGAAGAAGTACTAAAGTATAGTTGTAGTTTCATGGTCCTGGGGCGCGCATAGGAACAACGCGCACTTACTAAAATGAAGCATCCCACACTCACTCCGACAGACCTTCCACCTCCGGATCCCCGGATAAATCAGCAATACTTCAACGCTAAATACAGGGACTGGTTGAAGCGCAGAGGCCTCACCGATCCCTCGTTCCGGGCCGAGCTGGAACAGATGGATCGCGCCAACACTCAACGCCGCAACCGTACAGGCAAGAAATGAACACGCTCACACTCTGCAATGAACTAAGAGCCTTGGCTGAGGATCTCTCCGAGGCGCCGGCGAAGCTTTTAATCGAGGCTGCCGACCGCCTGGAACTGCTTCAGATCGAGGCTGAGGACTACCGTGCCATATCATCTAGGAAGCAGCAGGACGCGGACTTCTGGAGAAGGAAGCTCCTGGAGGCCGCCAGGGGCATTGGTTCCCTGAAACCGTCTGTTTTAGCGGTCGCTGAAATGGGTGAAGGGGGTGGGAGATGAGTGGTCATATCGGTAATCCCAACGGAATGATCGACCATGTTGGTGACGCCAACAAATTGGTCTGCCCTCACTGCGGACTGCCTGCGGATCGCCAGCAGAACGGGATCCAAGGGTACCGCTGCGGGTCGTCCTACTGCGAGTCATTCAAGCCTCAGTGGGCTAGGAGCATGACCTGTTTGGAGCTTGAGAATGGACAGTTACAGGACCGCATCGAGCGGCTGAAGTACATCATAGACCGAGCAGCTAATCGGTTCTTTGCTGACGGATCGGATGGAAAGATTGCTGCTGAGATGCTGGTGATTCTTGAGGAAAGGCATGAGGCCAAGCCGTGATGGAAAAACTGGCAGAGAAACTGCATGAAGATCGCGAAAGGCTCAAACGCGAACTAAACGCAGCCAAAAAGCGCATCAAGCAGTTGGAGCAGGCGTTGGATTGCGTAGTAGTTAGCTGCTCATATTTCCACCATAGCAAGAAGCATCAACACGAATATGGCGAGCCATGTCCTGTTGAAGATTTGATTCGCAAAGCCAAGGAGGCCAAGCCATGAAGTACAAGCTCCAGATGCTGCAAAATTGCGGTCCCAGAGATGGCTTCTACATCGTCAGGCCTGACAAGAAGATGATCTTCGACGTGAATCCAGTGACCATCGTGAAGGAACTAAACAGGTTGCTGCGTGACATCAAGAGCCTTGAGGTCGTGCGTGACAGGTTGCTTGAGAACGCATTGATCGTGAAGGAGTCCGGTAACAAAAACAGGTAAGTATTTGTTACACCAAATGAAACTCAGACCCATATCGTGGTGCGTGTCACCGGAAACCGAACCCACCTTCAGTGAACTATCCTACACCATCCGAATCCTGGACGAGGGTTGTGGTGAGTACCTCCAAGTCGAGGACAGCAATGGAAAGATCGACTTCAATGCACAGGAGTGGCCTCATTTAAGAGACGCCATTGAGGTGGCAATCAAGCAGATGATAAACCATCCGTGAACAATGCCTCCATTTAGCTGCTCGATTCTGTCAGAAAACTAGGTACGAATCTCTCCATGAACGACCGTCAACGATCCATCCTCAAGAACGCCGGCGTCAGCGGCTTCAACCAGCCCAAGCGCACGCCCTCTCACCCAACCAAGAGCCATGTGGTGGTTGCTAAAGTGGGTGACCAGGTGAAGACCATCCGCTTCGGCCAACAGGGCGTGTCTGGCAGCCCTAAGAGAGAAGGCGAATCCAGGGCAGACAAGGCCAGGCGAGAATCGTTCAAGGCCCGTCACGCTGAAAACATCGCCAAGGGCAAGATGAGTGCGGCATGGTGGGCTAATAAAATTAAGTGGTGAAGGCCCTGTCCCTCTCCATAGCCCTCTCTGGCGTAACCTTTTCACAGGTCGCCATAGAGAACCTACAGCTACGCCTGGAGGCGCCGTTCGAGGCGTCGTCCTATCAGTGGGAGCTTCGAGGCCAACCCATCCCGGGGGCGACCAACAAGGTCTACATCATCGAGCAGGCTCAGGAAGCTGACGCCGGAGGCTACCGGGTGGAAGGAGATGGTAAGGCTGCCCTATACAAGGTGACCTTCCAGAGGGCCATCAGGGTCTTCGTGAACAACGTCGAGGTGAAGGGCGATAGGGTGGACATCAAAGGACCCTCTCAGATCCGCCTGGTGTCCTCCTTTGGAGTAGTTCCCATCCGCTTCACACTCGATGGCTCGGAGCCCGCCTCCACCTCGTACCTCTACAAGACCCCGATCATGGTGACCAATGGTTGTGTCCTAAGGACCGCCATCATCATCCCTGAGGGAGACTCCGTTAAGATCAACCGCAGCTACAAATGAAAGAAAAGATTGAACTCACTGACGCCGAGTACTTCGGCATGGCCTTCATCTACGTCCACAAGGAGACGAAGAAGGTGAAGGTATTGAACGTGGATCTAGCCAAGAACTGGCACAAGACTCCCGATGCGGATACATGGACCCATACATCGACCATCAATACCCACCTATATCTGGAGAGCCTGCTCAATGAGTCCAAGGCAGCCCAGAACAAGAGCCTTAAGGGTCTGGTTGGTAAATGAGTGAAGAGAAGCTCCGTAAGGCCATCGAGAAGCTGGAGGAACAAAGGGAGCTGACGGAGGATCTCCTTCTTGGCGCCCTCCTCATGCTCGATGAGCTAGGTGTCAAACCCAAGACGCACCAGCTCTTGGAGAAGGCCAAGAACCACCGGCCCAAACGCACTGTTTACAAATGAAAACGAAAGCCGACGCCATCAAGCCCACCCATTACACAGCCTGCGCCATCCAGCCCATCGACTACATCTGGGCCAACAACCTCAACTTCTTGGAGGGGAATGTGGTCAAGTATGTGACCAGGCATAAGGCTAAAAATGGTAAAGAGGACCTGGAGAAGGCCCTCTATTACCTGCAAATGCTGATCGACCGTGAGTACGGGGTGAACCCGGACTAGTACTCCGATTCAGACTCTTCCTCGTACTCGCCCTCGGCCTTCATGCCCATGGACTTCATGGTCTTGTCCATGTAGTCGAGGTGATCTTCCATGGCGTACTGCACGGCCATCTCCTCCTTGATTCCGCGGGAGATGTTCTTCTTGGCGGCTTCCAGGACGCACTGACCCCAGTATTTGTCCCCGTACTTCTGTTCCAGTTCTTTGAGTTTCATGTTATTCTGTTTCTACGAATCCACGACGTTGAGTCAGTGGCGTTAGCGATTGTCCGTTTGCCTTGAGTTCCTGCAAGAACTTGTACTTGCCCATCTTCTGGCCTTCGGAATAGGCGCGACCAAGAAGATCCAACTTCGTCTCGTCTCCACCTTTTGCGAAGGCACCGCTCATGTAGACCTTTTCAGCTAATGTCCTTCTGTAGAAGCCAACCAGTTGAGCGTAGCGGTCGTACTGCTCTGGGGTCATCTTCTCAAACTTCACCCCGCGAACCTCCATGTTAGGCATGGGAAGGCTTGGGATAGCCCTCTCCTCTCCGGTGCGGCGCCACAGCCTATAGATGTCAGCGTTAAGAGGATCAGCTTGGACAGCCTTCATCCGAATCGGATCCAGCAGGTTGTAGACCCATGGGTTTCTACCTGGAGGTGTCTGCGGTATAGCTTCACCCCACAGATCTCGCTTGAGAGGCAACTTATCGGAGTCAGTTGCTCCAGGAAGACTCAGTCCAAGCACCTTCATCCTTCGATTCAGCTCGTTGTTGAAGCTGCCAAGGATGGTGTCCTCCTTTAGGACTGGCATGTACTCGCGGTCAGACCTGTCGATAGCAGCAAGGATGTTGGGCGCCACCGGAGAAGCAGCAGTCACCAACATGTTCTTCGCAAACCTCTGAAACGATTGCTTCGGATTGCTGTTGATGAGGTTGATGAAGTCAGCGGTTCCCTTGAGGAACGACTGCTGCATCACAAAGTTCATGTTGCCGATCAGGGCGCCCCAGCTTGTGGCGAGGATGTCGTTCTCACCTGTGCGGCTCTGCTCTTTGACACGTTTGGCCATTCCAACCATGGATGCCAATGCTCCACCGAGACCAAGCACGGTCAGATCTACAACGTTGTCTCCGGGCTGGAACTTAACATCTCCACCTTTGGTGTACCTATTAAGTGCAGTCAGGTTGATAGCTCCGGGAGGCATAGCGCCTTGAGACAAGGCAAGTTGCCTAGCCTTCTCGGTTTCAGCAGGCGTATCCAGCGGTGCGCTGATGATGCCTTTGTCGTACAATTGTGAGAATGCACCCACAGCAACAGTCCCGATGATCTGCTTGGACAAGAGAATGTTGCGTTCCCTCGGAGTCATCTTGTCCGACTTGAGCATCATCATTCCAACTCCTGGGGTGAAACTTAAGATTTCACCCAAGACGTTGATTGGAGTCTTCTGGAACAGAGTGACTAGGCGGTAAGGTATGTAACCACCAGGTCCCATCTTATTCTGGATCCACCTGTTGATATTTCCGACAGCCTGAGTCGCCGCATTGTCCTGCTGGTACACAGCCCTCGCAGACTCAAAGTTGATCTGATCAATCTGATCTTCTGTTAGGCCCTTCTTTCCTGCGGCCGCCTGCTCGTCAGTGATCTTGACCTTGTCGATGTTCTTCTTAGCCAACTCGATCTGGTTTTCCGACAGGCCAACACGACGCCCAAACTCTTCGATGGTGGCAGCGCGTTGAGCAGCCTTGAACGGAATATCCGTCGCCACAGTTAACCGAAGCAGGACATCTGGAAGAATTCCAAGAGTTCCAGCCACAACATCTTTGGCCAGAAGACTCGGGCTCTCGACCGTTCCGGTGGTCAGCGCATCATAGATGTTCTTCCAAGACCTCTGAAAGTTGAGCGGATTTCCAGTGTCTTTTCCGACCTCGTATGGAATTGAATCTGATCCTTTGAGAACAACCTTCGTGGCTTGAGGAAGTGATTCGTAGAAAGCCTTTATCCTTCCGATGGTTCTAGCATTGATGTTGAACGTGTTATCGCGCCCTCCAGTGACCAGTTTATCAATGGTGGCAGCAGACATATCAGCCACCTCTCTTGGGGCAGCATTGATCGTGTTGTATAAAAGGTTTCGAGCTATGGATAGAGGCGACAAGACGCTTCCCTGAACCATCGACAAAAACAAATCCGCTGCACTGGCTGGGTTGGCTTTTGCCAGAGCAATGTTCAGGTCTGCTGATGCAGCATTAGTGGCAGCCTCAACTTCAGCACGTCGACTCTTGATCGAGTTGATCGTTTCCTCTGGGGCATTCGCTTCAATCGCACCAGCCCACTCATTATCGATGCCATCCAAGGCGTCACGGTTTCGAGTGAACACCTCCATCTCAGCCTTGAGTTTATTGGCAAGCTCTGGAGTAAGGCCTTTTCCTCCTGCATCTCTAATCGACGCATCAACAAGAGCAACAAGTCCATCAGGAGTGGATGACTTCAGGAACTTGAACTGATTGACCAACTGCCCCAGCTGAGTTCCAAGTTTGGACAGAACCCTGGCCATGTCCAAAGCGCCCACTGTATCTCCGGAATTGATCCTTCGATTGAACAGTTCGATCCCTGAAGCAATCCTCGTATTGGAATCAGTCGTGGCCAGATCAGTGGACAGCTGATCCGCAGTCATTCTGGAGGTTGTATCGGAAACCTCCTTCATCTTCTGGTTCGCATAGGAAGCCTCAGGTGAAGCTGCCAACGCCTGACGCACATCAAGTGGAACAGCTGTAGATCCAACAATCCTAGCAGCGGCGGTCCTAGGCTTTTGTCCCGCACCGGGAATTATCTTAGGCGTCTCGCTTAGAGCACTGGCCAGTGCAGACCTCAACTGCGCCTCATCGAACTTGCCTTGGAAGTCGTACTTAACGTAGCGGACAGCCTTCTCGATTGCGTCAGCCACCTTTGCTCCACCCTTGATCATCGACTGAGCGACAACCAAGGCTCCGTTCCAGCTTTGACCAAGGAACTCAACGATGGGCAATGCACCCACACCAGGAGTCACATCTACCCTAAGGTTTTCAAGGCTTTGGGTCAGTGATTCAGCGGCTTGAGAGAAGCGGCCCTGTGGTTGGGCAGCCGTACCAACACCTTGTCTCTGAATCTCAGCGTCCCACAGCTCGTTGAAGATCAACCTCTGGGCGGAATTGGCGGGCTCTTTACCAATGCCAAGCTGCGCCTCCACCAGCTTCCGAGTCACTACAGCCGGTTCACCTTGAGCCACTCCGGCCTCAAAGGCTTTAGCAACAGCCTCAGCAGCCATTGTCCGATCACGCTCAGCCAAAGATCTCTTCAGCTTCTCGGCGACAGTCTCCAACGGAACAGGCTCAATAGGTGCAGCCTCAACTTGTGCTGGAGGAGGCGGCTCACCAGCCCTCTCAAGCTCACGTTGAGCGCGTATCTCATCAGCTGTGCGAAGAGGGGTTGGCTCTTGTGGTTCAGCGAAAGCTTCAGTCCCTTGGCGCCGCTGCTCCAGCATCGACGGAGCCGGGGCTTCTTCAGTAATGGGACGGGGGCCTTCTCCAATACGCTCTGGAGCAAAGACTTCAGTGCCTTGAGCCCGGAGCTTCTCGATGGCGATCATCTCGCCAGTGTCTATAACGCGAGCCGCTACAGCCTCGTTCAGAGCCTGATCCATCAAGGCGCGAGTCTCAGCCAAACGAGCCCTAATTTGCGTTTCGTTGCGAGCTTCCTCAGGCGTGATGGTTCCAGCCACTCCACGTTCTGGAAGGTTGGCTTCCGTGAATGCGATCTCCTCACGAACCTTCTTGAGATTCAGTGCAGCGTCACGGGCAGCGATCTGACGACCAGCCAATGTCTCCATGGCTTGAGCGTCATCCAATAGTCCAGTGCGGCTTCTGAAGGATTCGCGAGCACCAGCCCCAAGAAGACCAGTGAACAGAAGTGACAGCCCGGCTTGAGTCGCAGCCCTAACCTTCTCCTCAGCCGGAGCTTCGGAATCAATGATCTTAACAGCCTCGCGGGTTGATAGCAGGGCTGAGTCAACGGTGGGCTTCGTGAATCCAGCGACAGCAACACGCTCTAGGTTCTGAGCGATGCGAGAAGTGTCAGCGGCCCTGAGAAGGCTTGATGCTGTCGCCTCTCCTTCAACTGCTTGAAGAACCTTTGGTATCGAGGCAACACTCCTAAGTCCTGTGCCGATACCGAGAGTTGCTATGCCGCCAGGAGAAGCAACGAAGTCCGCAGTGGCTTCACCAATGACACCAGCAGCGGCAGCAGTCTTGGGGCCGATGATATTTCCAGCAGCTTCAAAGGCTTGCTTGAACGCCTCACGTTTTTCTGGAGATGCCTGGAATGCAGCGCCAACTCCTTCCTGTTCCAGCCGAGATCCAGCAGGCTTTGTGATGGTTGTGCGACCAAGGCTTTCAGCCACTTGAGATTCCAATGCAGCCAAGGCAGGAAACCGTTTGGCCTGTATCTCGGGTTGCTGAAGACGCTCCCTAAATGTCATCGGTGCCCGAAGCGTCGTCTCGACTCCTTCCAAAGCTTTGATCGAGGCAGCCGGAGGTTGGTTCGGAGTAACAGCTTCAGGCGCAGGGCCTAGCACAGCGTCTGTAAGGCTGGTGGCGAAACCTTTCTGCCGAGAAGGATTCATTGCAGCATACTGCTTGAACGCTGCATCAACCGTCTGTTGAGACGGTGGCGTATCGCCTTCCATCTCCAAAGTGATACCCGTTGAATCCTGAGTAACCTCGTAGATAGGCATAGGTTACTTGGCTCTGATTGTGTATCCGTTCAGTTGAAAGCCGCCGCCAGGTGCGTTTGTGATGGTATTTCTAGGGGCTCCAGGTGGAGGCGGCTGAATACCAGAAGCACCCGACATCTCCCATTCGTCGATAACCTCTTGAGGAGTCCCAGCTGGCCAAGTCTTGGTAACTTCAGTTCCAAACTCAGTCTGCCTTTGAGTTATTTTTGGACCAAACGTACCCGTCTCAAGGGCCTTCTTAACTTCAGGATCGGCCTGTGCAAGTTGCTCCAACTGAGATTGAGTTCCGTAAACGGGACCCTTGCCTGGAACAATCAGAGTTCGTTTAGCTTCAGTGACCTTTGGTTGACCCCTAATCTCAGCCACATCCAATCGCCCAGCAACAGTCCTCTCAAGCTGCTCAGCTTTGAATGCGTTCTCTCGGCCTAGCTTAAAATTCTCCTCCATCCTCTTTGCCCATGCGGTTCGAGTGAAGTCAGGGTTCTTGGACAGGAAACGGTAGAACGATGCCTCGTTTTCAGGAGAAGAGTAATTGCCTTCAGATCTAGCAATACCCTCTTGGAACCTCAAAGCCTCCACCTGATTGGCGTTGAACCTGTTCTCAATGTTGAGAGCCTCACGCTGTTTCTCAGCATCGAGAATCTCCTGAGTGGTCCTTGCCCTCATCAACTCCATTTGAGCCGTACGCATCGGGGCCAATGCATCGTAGCGACGTTGCTCCTCAGCAGCCTGCCGCTTCTGCTCTTGGAAGCGCAGCCCTTCTAGGATGTTGCGTCCCATCTGCTGCCCAAGCTGGGCCTCAGCAATGCGACTCTCAGTGATCCAGCTGGGAAACTGTGCGTTGATAGCCATAGGTCGTGATTAGAATCCAGCCATTACTCCAGCCATAGCGCCACCCATTGCTCCAGTCGAAGGCTGAGACGGCGCTGGCGTGCCTCCGAGGCTACCCATGGACCCGAGGCTCTGTCCAAACTGATTGAGGCCCTGGCCCACAATCGTCTGCCAAGACTGCGCCGCAGACAGCTGCCGTTGCAGCCACTCAGCCTGGTACTGATTAGCGCGGTTCTGAGCCGTCACCTGAAGCTGCTGCGCCGGGGAGACGAACATGTTCGACACGTCGAACTGAGGTGCCGTGAGGTTCTGCCGAGCGTTGGCCAAGAATTGATTGCTCTGCTGCACGCCTTGGTTCATCAGCTGCAGGGAGGTCAGGCCCAGATCGCGTGCTGTGAGGTTGCGTCCGAATTGGCTCCCAGCCACACCACCAGCCACAGCCCTGGAAGCACCAGCCCGTTGGATGGCCCGCTGCACATCCTCAGGGATCTGACCAGCAAGGTTGGCTTGGATATTGGCAGAGGTCTGGCCAACGAGGTTCTCGAAGCCGGGGACAGCGGCCTGAAGCGACTTGAGCAGCCGCTCTTGAGCGCCCTCATTGACGCGAGTGGCCAGCTCCTCGGCTTGGCCCAGGACGTTGAGATTGGCGGTCGTCGCCCTCTGTATCTCCTCGCCCGTGTCGATGGGCTTATAGCCCGGAGCGTTGAGCTTCTTCTTCATCAGGTTGCCGAGGGTTGAGATCCCGGCACCTGCCGCACCAGCTGCTATTCCAGCCCAAGCCATAGTTAGTAGAGGACCGGAATGGATCCGGCGCCAAAGTTACGATAGTCGATACGCAAAGGTTCTACCACGCCGTTCCCGATGTAGTGGGAAACTTCGCGGTCCAAGATCTGGTAAGCCTTGGCCTCATGGCCGGACGCCAGCTGCATTTGATTCTGACGGTAGAGCTTGATGGCCTGCATCATCGAAGAGAGCGCAGGGATGTTCGCGATCAGGAGAAAGTCGTTGTCGTTCTCAACAGGAACAAACTCCTGCCGGTACATGACAGTGACCTGCTTGGTGCAGTCGTCAGGGATACCTCCGATCAAGGACTTTCGGTAGACCGGACGAGTCTCATCCCACTCATACATCCCGATCTTCTGCGAGGAGCCAGTGATCAGGTTGTAATCATAGAGGTTCACATACCCATTGGTCTTGGGCTTGATGATCTCAGTGATTCCAGAAAGAGCGAACTGGATCTGGCCAGTGTAGGGAGCATTGGGGCTGATCGGGATCGGAACCCAAACACCATCACGGTAGGTCCCGGTCGAATCCTGAGTCCTGATCCAATTCCCTTGGCAGTCGTATCCAAGGAACCCCATCAGCTTGCCAGCATCCTCAGGCTTCTGGGTGGAGAGGCGAATGGTGTGGCCGTGGCGGATGTCCTTGAAGGTCACTCCCGTACCGCGGTCGAACATCTGGTACTCGCACTTGGCGTCACAGCAGCGGACACCGTAGCCAGACTCAAGGAACTCGAACCACTCGTTACGGATGGTGATCGGAGTGCCACAGAGGGCAATGGACTCGATGTTGGCGATCTCACGAGGCCAGGTCACACAGCCATTGGTGACGTTGATGGCCAGCTTGTGGTTCACATCCCACCAACGGTCAGGCCCCATCAGAAGCCTTTGGGTGGCTTCATTGAGGAGCTGGACAAAAGCCGGGCTGCACGCTGGGACGCCCAGAGTGGATACATCAATCTGTGATTTGGCGTCTCCTAGAGTGGCCTTCATGCGGCGACAAGTTTAGAGGCAACGAACACAATGTTCCACTTGGTGGTGTCTACCAATGTGAATGCGCCGGTGTCTTTTCTCGGAAGATAAAAATACTGAACACCTCCACCAGCTAAGCGAAGCTTCGTGGCATCAGCAGTCAGTACAAATGTAGGAGCTTCTTGATTGGATCCGTAGGAGGATTCTGCCTGCGAATAGTGAACCCTATCATTGATCGCAAATCCCAGCTCTGCCGATTGACAGACAAGGAAGCAGTCAAAGTACGTCGGCATTCCCGTTAGACCGTGTGACCAATCTTGACCTGAGCCAGTGGCGGGAACACCAAACGAAGACGACTCGCTATGGTAAGTGACGTACGAATTTGCCGGAGGAAGATAGCGCGGATTGAGCAGCTGGAAGTTGGTGCCGTCGTAGATGAAGGCACAGATCATCCCAGCTTGGATGTTGCCAACCTGAAGCGTCTGAGATCCGTAGACCTTGACGGGTGTGGCGACTAGACCATCTAGCTCAATCGTGACCGTGGTGGCGCTATTCGCATTGGCCACTTTGATGATCAACAGCCGGCCAACAATGTCAGACAAACTGCTGACAGCATCAATAATGTTAGCGCTATTGATCTCAATCGCATTGGTCGTTCCAATGTCGTTGAAGTAATACTGCTCTTCATCTACACGCTCCCATGCGTTGGTGGCACTATTCCAAGATCTGATTGATAGAACCTGACCATTAACATCTTCCTGAAACCAGATGTAATCATTGAATTCAGGGCCAGGAGTTGTTGCCTGAACAATGATCTGAGAGGCCGACGTGGGTAAAGTGACCCGCATCGCCGCAGCGAATGCGTTGACGGTGGCCTGCCAAGAGGTGGGACAGAACCCGTCCGGAAGGTTCTGTGCCGTGGGGATTAGGATTGAGTTAGGCATTGGAGCAGGCTTCGCACTCGTTCTGGACTAGATTCGTTGTGTCGCAATCAGGATCAATTTCACCAAACTCATTCTCAAAGCGTTCATCGGCTAGGACGCGCAACTTTCGCATTTTGAGATGGCCTGTCAGCTTCAATCTAACCTGAAACTCATATCCGTTGGTGGATGGATATGGCAGTGATCCACAGACAGTGGTGGGATCCACCTCTGGCTCAGGCAACGCCACCCTCGTCTTTACAGGAGGTTTGCTGAAGAGGGTGGGCAAACAGCCTGTAGTGCGATTCGGCACACTCTTACAGACGGCAAAGTTCTGAGCCCACCTAGCCCAAGGACTCCAGCATCCTTTCACGTCGCTTTTGTAGAAGGCGTCTATGGCCACGTTGCCAGAGAGTTCGCTCATCCACATCTCGGCACTCTTGAGCATCTTGAGGGTCAGAGGCAGATCAAACTGGTAGCTCTTGGTCACCAGCTCCCACTCAATGTCGTTACCGTCGTCTGTCCACTCGTTACGGGTGATCTCCCAGATGCCGATGTAGTCGTTCTCGTCGAGGCCAATAACAAAGGCCCTCACTCCATCAATGTTCTGAACGGTGACCAGCTGAAGCACTCGATCAGTCAATACCCACTTACCATCCCAAGCGGGAGGCACCTTCTCCTTGATCGTCGAGACCAGATCGAAGTCCAGCGCCACGCAACTCCTCCACACCACGCCTCGCTCTGTAGCGACAGGATTTGTTGTGGTGATCAGGCGGTTGTCGAAGTTGATGGAGCTGGACCAATAGAGCAGGCCACGGTCGTCATGGCTCATGATCGGCTCCACCTCGCGGCTGACGGGAGTGTTGGCCCAGGTGTTCCAATCGCGCCTGGCGAAGTAGAACGAACGGATGCCGTCAGTGGACCGGAAAAAGAGATCTCCGTTTACCTGTGTAATCGACTCGTGAGATTCGGCGCCATTCCTCAGCAGGGCGAACCTCTGGATGGGCTGCTGAAGGTTCTGCCACTGGGTCCTGTCCGTGGGGGCGTCGAACTCGAACACACCGTTGGCAGTGAAGACCATCAGCGATCCTTCACCGGAAGCAGTGTCAGTCTTGGCTGAGAAGGACAATCCAGTGACATCGCCAGACTGCCAAGGGACAGTGAAGGCGCCGCCCTCAGCGATCACATCATTATCTGTAAATCGTAGAACATTAGCCGTACCAAAAGTGGGATCTCCGTAGATGATGTCACCGCCAATGAAATCTCGACCGCGGCCAACCCAAAGGCGGCCAAGCCCATAAGCCATAGGACCACCTGTTGGGACTTCGTTACGGTAGGCTCGTCGCACTCCAGCTCCGTCCCATATGATTGCCCTGCTCTGTCCATCTTGGATGATCTGATACTGATCGGCCTGCACAAACCAAGCCTTACGAAGCACAGGAGAGTTGTCGTTTACACCTGTACCCAGTGACAGCTTTGTCGCAGTGATGGTCGAGGATCCCAGTGGGATGGAGATGATCTCACCACTAATGGACAGGGTGATGTACAGCGAACCGTCTAGGGCGACGTACCCACCAGCGCCTTGGAACAAGCCTCCAGAGAAGAGAGCCTCCACAGCGGAGTTCTGATAGGCGAGGTTGATCCGGCTGACACCAGGGCGAGGCTTAGGAATGCCGCCACGAAAGGTCGCATTGATCGCCTCCGCCATCATGTTGGCAGGCAGGAGACTTGGGTCGCGCCCAGAGTCCACGCCTCCCTCACATGAAAGGAAGCCGTCCTGCTTGCCGTTGGGTATGGCGGTTTCGGTGATCATGGAGCAACCTTGAGCGTTCCAGCGTCATTCCAGAGAGTACCTGAAGGAAGTCCTGTCGCCGAGGTCGGGAGCGTTGTGACAGTGATCCAAGTGTTAGTTCCGTTAGGCGTCGATACTTTCAAACGACCCCCTGCCGAAGAAATCCACACGTCCTTCTGCTGTGGAGTTCCAAAATAAACGGATCCAGAAGGAGCTCCGTATGGATTGGTCGTGGCTCCTCCGTTATAACCGAAAGACGCATACGCGGCTCCAGTAGCCAACAATGCTATTGTGGTGTCCTGATTGCTCGGATTTTCAACTATAAGACCACCAAGATCCTTTGTGTAAAGTCCATGAGTCGGTAGAGGGGCCACGCCAAGTCCAAGTCGGCCAGATATAGTGACAGTGTTTGCCGTAAAATCACCACCAATCAAAGGAGTTCCTGGGGCGTTGTCGATGTAGAGCTTGTTGTTTTCAGTGGTTAAGGAACTTGGGCCGGCATTAAATCCAAGATAAACATTCCTCTGACTGCTTGAAGACGAATAGTAACCAGCACCAGCCCCAAGTGCGGTGTTGTAGAATCCAGTTGTGTTATTGTATAGGGAGCTTTCTCCGATAGACGTGTTTGCGTCTCCAGAGATGAAACTGTTCAGACTGTGAACTCCCAAGGCGACGTTGAAATCACCATTTGTAGTTGGGTACATCGAAAATGTTCCGGCGGCAAAATTGTTCCTGCCATCATACATGCTGTACATCGCAGCGCGACCAATCGCGATGTTGTTGTGAGCACCTGTAGTGTAGCTTGGATCTGCCGGATTCGATGATCCAACAGTTGCTGCTCTGTAAGCATCCTGGCCAACTACAACGTTGTTGTCAGAGCTGGTGATGCTAAGCCCGGCATTGCTGCCGATGATGACGTTGTTTGTCGGGGTTGTAGCGACTGGAGCAGCGTTGTTGCCGATGACGACGTTGTGCTGGCCAAGAGCGGTCCCGTTGAAAGCTCCACGACCAACTCGCGTGTTGCTGGTTTGATTTCCAGGTCCATTGCCAATGTTGATTCCATCAATAACCGCTTCACCAACAACCGTGGCCGTATTACCAACAACAAGATTGGTGTTGATTGTGAAGTTGTTGACTGTCTGAAAGTTGGTCCATCCAGCGTAAGTGGTCCAAGTCGTCAGATCGCTTCCAAGCTGATAGGCCACACCATTGGTCAGTACCGCAATCTGCCCCGCGTGACGACGTGCCAGAGGGTAGATGTTGAGGTTCTGAAGCTCGCTCAACGAACCCAAGCCAGTGAGAAAACCTCCATAGTTATAGACAGGTATGGAGGCTCCGTAGTTGGAGTTGGTGGCTGTCGGAGCGACGGGTCCAGTGACACGAAAAGTGCCTGGGATTTGGGCTAAGAGGGTGAGCGGAAGCAGCAGCAGTAGGTATCTCATATTATTTACGTTCAAGAGCGCGGATCCTGTCTTCGTGATCATCTAAAGTCTTCTGTTGGTTGGCCATCAGGAGGATCGTCCTCTCCATCGAATCGATCCTTGGGTGGAGCTTCTCAAACTCCAGCTTAGTTACGAAAATGGACTTTAGATAGGTGAACACGATGCCCATCACAACAGGCCCTAAGACTACGGCCCACTTGAAGGCCAAGTCCGTCCACTTCACGAAATCCGAGTTGGCTTCGATCATTTTGGGTCAGGGAGAGCGTACCAACCCGCTGGGATCGGAACACGGTTCTGACTCTTCACAGATTGGCCTTTTTGGTCAATCACCCAAACGCGGGCTTTGACTGGTTCAGCCAAACGTACCGGCTCTCCGTCAGGCACCATGATTACCCTGGTCGCGCATCCGCTTATGAGCGTTGATGCGATCACGAAGGCGCTGACGGAGGCCGGGACGCTGTTGTACATCTTCACTCGTCTGATCCTTCCTAAGAAGCGATTCAACGAACTTTAGGATGGCTGTGACGATCTGCTCGATCATTCAGCTTTAGCAGCAGCCTTGCTCTTCAGCGACCAGATGATCGTGATGATGGCAAGCACACCGCCGATGACGGCTTCGGTCTGGGAGTTCTCCAGGGCGATTCCTCGAGCAGCCAGGGCACCAGCACCAGCTTGTAGGAGAGCGCGGACAATGACTTCAATGGTTTGTTTGTTCATGACTTACGACGTTTCTTGTTGATGGCTTCACGCTGCACCGAGTAGGCGATGGCGAGAGCCTGCTTCATGGGTTTGCCGCGCTCAAGCTCGCGCCTGAGGTTGGACTCAAAGGCCTTCTGGGAGGCGGAGTGTTTGATGGGCATGGTTATGGAGCCGGGTCAAAGATGATCCAAGCCACGGTGGATGTGTCGGTGGCGCTAGACGATGTGATGGTGAAGCTAGTTCCAGCAGTCCGTGCTGAAACGCGAAGCCAACCCGGAGTTCCGCCGTCTATGTTGCTCGTCAAATAAATGCGGCTGTTAACAGCTACAGCGGTCGTCGAAACGGTGGCGGATCCAGCGGTTAGAGTGGCAGTTCCCATCTTGGCGTTGGATCCTTCCTTGACCTTAAAACCATGACCAAGCTGAGTCAGTTGGACTGGAGATTCAAATGAAGCCGAAGAGCTTCTAATAACAAGAGGAAGGAATGAGGTTGTTCCGGCAGTGTTATTTAAAGAGTCCAAATATCCAGTGCCACCGCTCATTGCCAGAGACGTGAAGTTTCCACTTGGATATTGTGATACAGAAGAAAAGTTACCCTGAACAGTTAACCCACCTGATCCAACACCTATATTTACAGATTTACCATACAACTCAAGTGTGTTGTATGTCTTTGTAGAACCAGACACATTTACAGATTCAATGTAAGAGGTGATTCCTGCATTTGATATGACTACACTGTTTCCAGATGCAAGATTAGTTGGTGACGAATAAATAGAAGTCACCTGAATCGGGCCTTCAGAAAACACTGAGTATTTTGATCTGATAGTTAGAGGTATAAAATTATAAGACACTCCATCTGAATATAGATTGTCATAATAAGCAGATCCTCCACTTATCATAAATGAAGCTGAGTTTCCAGTTGGGTAATCAGACAAAGACGATACTTGTCCTTGAGCTGAAAGAGGACCGCGCGATGAAGATACATAGCGAGCATCCAACATCAGCGGCTTATACGATGATCCTCCGTAGTTGTAGCTCTTGATATAAGACTTATCAGAAGATGTGAACAAATGAGCAGCAGTATTTGTTACATACTGATTAGACAATGATTTGTCTCCATAAACAGAGAATCCGTAATCACTAAACGATACCGGAGGAGACCCCGCGTCTACAGATACGTCAGGCTTGATAGCATTGATGATCGCATTTGCCATGATCCTGTTTCCTGAAGGATCTGGATGATTCACGTCGTCTGCTGGAGTTGATGTAGATGGAACTTTAGAGGCAAAGTCCGCAAAGTACACTTGATACGATTGCCAATCAGAAACAGCAGACCGAATGGATCTTCCAATTGAAACAAGCCTTGATTTTACAGGGTTTCCATTGAGTACAGTTGGCGCACACATGACAACGTACTTGTTTTGAGCGGCTGATGAATCGGCAATTCCACCAACAGCATAAACACTGTTGCTGCTTCCTGTAATGTTTTTCACTGTGAAAGTTCCAGACAGGCCGTGACCTATAAGCGCAACAGGAAGATTATATCCATATGACCCTGTTGAATACACAGAATCAATCATGTTGGTTCCAGAATACAAATCGACTCTTCCCGGAGAGCTTGTAAGTGAAACCCAAACTATTGGATTTGTTGCTGAAAACGTAACCGTTTGAGATCCGCTAAGAATAAGTCTGGTTATTGTGCTGGAATCATTATAAGTAACTGGGAATGGAGATTTCCCAGCATTACCATCATCAACAATAGTTGAACTGGTTGTAGAAAAACTGGTATCTGGAGTGTTTCCGTATTTGGTTCCGTTTGGTGTCGTGTATGTATAAGCCAAAGCCCTTCCAATGATTGCGTTTGCAGCCCTCCGGAATGCTTGAGAAAGCTCGGCTTCTTGTCCGAATTGATAGGAGTATCCATCGTTATATCCAAGAGCACACGTTACAAGTCCGCTGTTATTAACACCAAGCACCCTCATCTGCGAGAGTCCATTGATTGGATTTGTTGGAAGATAAGAAAACGCCTGACCGCTGACTGCTTGGTTGGACAAATTCAAACCAAATTTTGATGCGATAATATTTGGATATCTTAGATCCTGAAACAAACGATATATTCCAGTGGAAGGATCATAATCAGCATAAGCCTGAGGAGTGGCATATGCTCCATAAGTCTGACTGTCTCCTATAGCCCAGTAATTAACAACTCCTTGAGGCAGTGGGAAAATTGATCCAGCAGCAAAAGATCCAGACGAGATCTTTGAGAGTAAGTTTGATGATACACCGTTAATTGATCCGCCAACCGTGAGGTTCGTCTTAACAGTGAAGTTGTTGACGGTCTGTTGAGCCGCCAGCGTGAAGCAGAAGAGTAGAGCAATCAGGTATTTCATAGAGATCAGATCCAGCCAGTGTTTCCGGTGCCAGTTGTTTTGACCCACTGCACAGGAGATGCCGGAGTAGTTAGGTCAAAGTAGATTGAGCCAGGGATAGCGGTGACGTAGTTATTTGGGTCGGGAAATGTTCCAGTGATGATCTTTGGATCGGATGAAGTGAAAGCAGCGTAGATCTGATTGATGGTGATCTTTTTAGTGGTGCCAGTGACCGCTTGGCTGGTGTCGCTGACATCAACGATGGGCAGCGGATCAGCCGCCGCATCCACCGTCGAGATCGCCGGAAGATCTGTAATACGCTTGTTCATGGGATTATCCTAAAACTATTTCGCTGGTGTCTTCTTGTGTGATGGTCTCGAAGTTTTCTTGAGCAAGGAAGTCGTTGAAAAGAGGAACACATTCCGAGATCGTGTTGGTGCAGCATCCATCGTCCCCGTACTGCCAGTTGTTCGGAAAGGTTGGTGTGGCCATGTCAGTTGGGGTTGGACGCGATCTGCGCTGCGGACTTGTAGAGATCGTCTACGAACTGGGTTGTCCAGCCAAGCTCTTGTTGAAGCAATGAAATAATGGGACTGTTGCGGACGATGTTCTCCTTATATTCCCAGCGGTTCCAGGCGATCCACTTATCTGGTTCCGGAAGCGCATTCATGGCCGCTTCGATATTGGCCTTCTCGCCAGCTATGATGGTGGCCTCACGCAAGGCCCACATCGACACCTGCTCCGGAACAGGGACAACAATAGGAGCCACCACCCAAGCGCCGTCAATCCACTGGCAGGTCTGAGTCGCAGGATCGTACGGAGGCTGCGGCACCTCGACCCAGCCCTTACGGAGAAGCGTGGCAATGATCTCCGGATCAGTCTCGGAGCGGAGCTGTTTGTTGTACGAAAGGTAGGTCATGGATCAAGAGCAGGCGATTTTGAATGAGTATCCAGCCGCATGGTTGACACGCTTAAGAAACGATAGAGTGGCGTCACCGCCCTGAACAATGAGCATGCCCAGAAGTCCGCTGGAAAAAAGGGAAGAGCCACCGCGGCTCATGATGTACACAGTGTCAGTAGCATTACCTGAAGGGCTTTGATCTACTTCATTGACCTTTGTTATTTGAACAAAGTCTTTATAATACTGTTTGACCGTCCCGTAAGACCAACAAATCACAGTATTGCTGGTTCCCATCCAACTTGCGGTGCCCTCAATGTAATAAGAATTCGACCCACGCCTAATGTTTACATTTCTATTTTGCTGTCCGTAAACGTAAAACCCATCGTTTGAATTATTGTTTACGCTCTGCTCACAAACCATGTTTGCTGATGTCATCTTGGTGACCAGCAATACATACATATTCGCAGACACAGTAAAACTGCTGACGGTCATGAAATCGTTTGAACCGTCATACTGAACAACTGGATTTCCATTGATTCCGTTAGAGCCTGTTTTGACTAGGGGCCGATTAGCCAATGTAGCCTGAGACGCATCCTTTCCATTACCGCTTCGATCAGTCCACGTCTGGAGCGCAGTGCCGTCGGCATCAGTCAAATACCTAGAGTCTAGGACTATATTAGCCCCCAGTGCTTTTCCAATGCAATGTCTGGCCCTTCGGTGCATTAGGCGGTGTAGGAGATTTCGACACCAAGCAGTCGAGCGTCAGCATTTAGCGTATCAGCGGTATCCCTGTAGATCTCGAAGATGATCGGCTTGTTAGCTGCAGGAGTTCCATCAATCGAGACAGACCCAGTTGCTCCAGAGATGTGCATCTGGTTTGCCGAAAAATATGTGTCTGTCACAGATTGTGCGGCATTGGTGAATGTTTGGCCTAGCGCAACATTGTCCCCAAACGCTCTTCCACGGATTGCCCAAGTAACAGTTGTAGATGCTGTTCCAGTAGATGCCGTCCAATAGAACCTAGCAGTTACAGTTCCATTGTTGTAGTTGGATGGCATCACAACCATTGCCTGAGCGTACTCGATTGTAGCCAGATCAAACAGCAGCTCGTCCGTATTGATGTTGCCAGTGGCCTGTTCCCGCGAGTCGATTCCGCAGCCAGTTGTGGTGCGAGGAATCCACTGAGCAGCCGGAATCCAGACGTTGGTTGAGCCACCTCCGGAAGCACTAACAGCAGCCCACTTGACGCCAGTAGCAGTGGTGGAATCGACCGTGAGGACGTGGCCATTGGTGCCGCCCACAGCCAGACGCACATTGTCGGTGCCGTCGCTTACGATGATGTCGCCCTTGGTCGTCGTCGGAGCAAGAGCGTCGAACGCTGCTACGGCAGTCGTCTGGCCAGTGCCACCATTGGCTATTCCTAGCGTTCCAGTGATGGATGCTGCCGTGGATAGGCTAAGAGCACCAAAGGCCAGAGCACTGCCGCCAGCATCTACTCTGAGCACTTGGCCAGCAGTACCTGTAATGGCCGCAGAATTGGCCATGGTGGATCCACCGTTACCAATGACGCTAAGACCAGCGACCTGCTGGATCATCGAATACTGGACCTTGTTAGCTCCAATGGTTGTAGCAAATGAACCAGTTCCTGTGCCGGTGACATCACCGGTGAGGGTGATGGTCTGATCTCCAGTGTTTGTGCCGCTCGAAGTGCCAGAGAATGTCCCGCTTTGTGTGGCCAGCGTACCAAGCCCCATCGACGTGCGTGCGGCGGCTGGTGTCTGATTCTCCCAACGGTTAGTTACGTAAACTAGGAAGTCGTTTGTCGCTGGCGCCGTCGGGTAGTTAACGTCGTGCAGTTCGTTCAGCTCGTAGCCGTTGTTGACAGCGACGTAGATGATTCCGTTGGAGGGGTGAGCGCTGACAACATAGCCCATTCGCACCGCATGATTCGGTGCCGATGGAATAGTGTTTACCAGAAGACCAGGAGTCGTAGGGCTAATGTAAAGTAGATCTCCAGCAGAAAATGTGGATGTGTTAAGGTCACGCAGCAGTCCGCTCGTAATGACCATTCCAGTGGCGTTGTTGGAAATGGTTTCTGCCGCAATGCCGATGGTGTTTGCGGTGTTCGGATCCGTATTCCCCTGAGCCAACGCAATCGTCAGGTTTCCAGCACTCGCCCCATTTACTCTAACAACCTCTCCGCGATTGATTGTTGACCCAGTGGTGTTTCTCCCTAGCACGTGACTATCGACACCAAGCAGCGCGTTAACCGATCCAGCTCCGATACCAAGGTCAATCGTCTGATTGGTCGTGTCCCACACCATCTTGGCCAATCCAACTGTTCCACCAGCAGTGTTGAACGTTAGGCTCTTCAGCCCACTCATCTCCTGAGTGTTGGACAGAGTGACGCCGCTGTTTTTGATCAGCGTTCCAGTGGTTCCATCCCAACGAACCAAAGCGTTGTCTGTAGTCGGAGAGGCAGGACCAGAGACGTTTCCACCACCAGAGCCACCGCTGGCATTCAACACTGTCCCAGTCATGGACAGGTTTGTTCCGAGGGTGATCTCTTGGAAGTCTCCAGCACCCGCTCCGGCGCCGCGTCCCAACAGGATCGATGCAGCAGATGCTTGAGCTAAGTTGCTTAAAGGAAGATCTCCAGTGACTCCAGCACTCAGACTGACTTGTCCCCAAGACGCCGCTATACCGTTAGTGACAAGCACTTGGTTGTTGGATCCGGCGCCACTCAATCCGGTTCCACCATTCGCAAGACCAAGTGTTCCAGTAATTGATCCAGCAGTTGCCAGATTTATCGCCCCAAAAGCCAGAGTGTTACCGGAATCATTTACCCTCAGCACTTGTCCGGCTGTTCCGGAGACAGATGATACGTTTGCCGCAGTTGATCCACCGTTGGCAACGACGCTCAGCGCTGGGATTTGCTGGAATTTGGAGTAGGTGACTTTGTTGGCATCAATCGTAGTTGAGTTGCTATTTGCACTAGCGATTACGTCACCCGTCAGAGCAGCCCTCTCAAAAGCAACTTGTCCAGCTGTAGACCAGTTGGCCGTGACTGAAGTGGAATCAGTGACAACACGTTCAGCGGTTAGACTGGCATTTGCAGTCCTAACCAAATAATCCGCATTGATTGGAGCGCCACCTCCACCGCCCCCTGTAGAAGAGATGGTGATCTCATCATTGGTCGCATTAGTGGTGAGGATGACGTTGGCTCCAGCGACCAAGGTCAGCGTGTCAGTCGGGCTATCAGCAACAACGTCTGCTTCACCAGCTACAGCAATCTTCGAGAAAAGGTTCTGATCGCCTGTGTTGTTGCCAGTGACAGCAGAAGTACCAATGACAGTCAGCTGAGGGCTCAAGGCACCCAGCATTGTGATGCCATTGACCGTGGCTGGAGTGATGGCCCCAAGGGTCAGAGTGATGGCTGGAGTCGTTGTCGGATTGGCAACAACACCGCTAACACCATTGGCTGCTACAACGCTGACAGAACTGACGCTACCGGAGCCTCCGCCGCCACCAGAATACAGCTCCGTAAAGTTGTCATTACACTTATCAAAAGCTGTCCTCAACGGATCGCCCGTTCCGTCGTTGGGAGCGCTACCAATGTTGATGACTTGCTGTGGCATGAATCAGGTGGGGTTACGGTCCAGCATCACGCCATGAACCGCCAGAATAGAAATACAGCTTGTTGTTAAGTGAATCGATTACCAACGGGAGCTTTCCAGTCACCGTCACAGGAGCACCAGTGGGGGCCCCATTGATGGCCGGAACGTAGAGATACCCATTGGCCTCAACAGACTCGAACAGCTCGCTGAAGTTGTCGTTGCACTTGCTGTAGGCAATACGCAGCGGATCACCCGAATTGTCATTCGGTACCGCACCAAGATTGATGATCTGCTGTGCCATCAGTAGGAGTAGTCAGCGGTGTAGGAAGTCGTGTCAGCTGTCAGATAGGTAGTGTCTGCCCTGTAGATCATGGCCACAGGTGGAAGCACCTCCACAGGGAATGCTCCACCACCACCCAGCTGATAGTATGACCGGAAGAGCTTGCCCTGGACTCCGTTGACGACGACTTCCTTGTACCACCATCCGTTCTCTATGTTGGTATCAAAGCCCTCGGCCAAAGTGGCCATGACCATCGGGGCCAGGGTCACGTTGTCCCTGAATCCGTCAGTGAGCTTAGGAGGGCCAAAGAAGATGGGCCACCAGAAGTAGAAGTAGTCGTTTACCGTCGAGGTCGCTTGGAAATTGTAAATCCTGTAGGGATCCGTCTCGTAGGACGAATTGAGGAGGAGCACTTCAGGCCCCGTCAGCATCGTGTTCGACGCAGGCCCCCAGTAGACCGTTCCAGCGGGAATGATCTTGGTGTAGGTCTCCTCTACGACATTGGACGGAGAGAAATACTGAAGCAGGCCGATGGCCTTGACCGTCGTCGTTGCGCTTACAGTGAATGGTCCGGTGTAGATCGGGGAGTATTCTGTCGGTGTGGTGCCATCGGTCGTGTACCGGATGACGGCGTTCTGAGTGGCGCAGGTGATAGTGACCGTGACGGTCGATGTGAACGACTGACTATCTGGGGAAATGACCGGATCCGCGACTGGTTCAACGATGAAACAGACCGCACCAGGACCACAGTTACATCCGCAGGAGCACATTAGTTCCAAAGACTAAGAGTTATGCTTTTTCTGGAACAGCTAGCATCACCAGATGTGGTGTTAACAACTTTCAATCTCCAAAAAACATCCGAAGGAGAACCCCCAATGGATACTGTAGACGTAACGAATTTGAAAGCACTGGTTGTTCCATTAACATTTAATGTGCTTCCAGAAACGTCAGTCCATCCAGATGTTGGTGGATTGGCGGTTGTGTATTGCAGCGCAACGCCAACATTTCCAGCGCCATTTCCAGTCGCGTTTACAATCCATGCTGAAATTGTAAAATTGGATGGTACAAATTCAGTTTTAAAAACCGAATAGTCTGCTGGGTCTGGATATGGAGTATTGTTGTTTGCTAGAGGCAGTGCGTTTGAATCTCCAACGGAATCCAGAATACAAAAATCAGCCCTGTATTTTACGGATGAAGTGCTCGCATTGAGCGTGGTTCCGCTCATTGACAGATTAGTGCCAAGGCTGATTTCCTGAAACACTCCAGATCCAGATGATCCCCTTCCAAGAAGGATGGATCCGGATGTGGCATTGGTCAGATTTGCAAACGGAAGCAGCCCTGAAACCTCGCTTCCAAGAGCAGTGATCTGACGAGGATGAACGTGATCGCCTCGAGAGAATTTAGCTGACGACCCAGGAGATACTGAACCAAGAGCTGCCGGATTGGAGCTAGAGGCTTGCCCAATGACGTAAGCCGTAGTTGCCAGCTGAGTGGTATTTGTATCAGCCGGAGCTGTAGTGCCAGCAGGAGTGCCCGTAAACGTCGGAGATGCCAATGGAGCCTTGGCAGCTAGATCCGATGTTAGATTGGTAATCTGAGATTGAGAAAGTGTCAGCGGATCGCTTCCAGCAGATGTGTGAGTGGAAGCGTGGGCCGTTGGCGTCCTAGAATCTGTGAGTCTTGTGTCTGATCCAAGAACGACCTGTCCAGACGTGGCGTTTCCAGCCGCTGGAACATTATAGCTAGATGCCGTTCCTAGCCCGAGAGACCTATTAGAAACTGAAGTGACTGCTCCGTTTGCAACCGTGATGCACGGAACATTGTCACCACTACATCCGGCAGATCCAGTTGCACCGCTAATTCCAGGCAAAACCCTATCAGAAATGGAAACAACGGCTCCATTGATCACCGTAACGCACGCGACATTGGCACCAGAACACCCCGCAGTTCCAGTGGCTCCAGTTGTTGGCGTGACAGGTGTTGACGTAGATTCGCTACATTCACACCCACAGGTTACAGACGAGGGGATCATAACAAAAAGGGCGAGGCCAGATTAGTCTGACCCCGCCCCTTGTCATTCTAATTCTTAGGTGCAGGTGGCGAGCGTGTAGTTCGCAGCGCACCGCTTGAAGATGACGATCGCGCCAGCCTTCGGATTGGACCGAGGACGAGGAGCGTAGATCATCTCAGCGAAGTGCCGGCCCTTCTTGAGGAGGGGATCATAGCACGCATCACCGTCAGCGGCGCCAATGGCGAACGGACCAGTGACCCACTTCCACTCGCCCTGATAGCCGTAGGGCGACCAGTTGAGCGAACCCACAGCAGACTGCGGGCGGACGATGTCGGCCTGGAAGACCTCAGGCGACAGGACCACGGCAGCCTCGTAAGGGGCGGTAGCGGGGTTGATCCAGTTCGGATTGATGTCCTGGGCGGTGCCCTTGGTGATGTCGGATCCACCAACGTTGGCCCAGCGGGGAACTTCAACGTAATTGGTGCCGTCGTGGGTGAACCGCATCGGCAGCACATTGACGAGATGCCGGAAGTTCTGGATCACCTTGGTGGCGCCAATCCGCTTCATGAACAAGCTAGGCTCAGCCCAGCGGATGTCCTGGCGGTACTCAGGCACGTTGCGAACCAGCTGCTGGCTCATTTCCATGCCGATGTCGAGCGAGAAGGTCGGGCCGACATCAGTGAGGGAGACGAAGCCGTAGCTGTCAGGCAGCGTGGCACGGTTCTGGATCAGCTGAGCCGCGAGGGTCTCAAGCATCTCCAGGGTGACCTGAGAGGTGGCAGCAGGAGCCGCCAGCGTCGCGTTCGCAGCGGTTGGCGTGGCAAAGCCAGCACCGGCGACATAGATCGGAACGCGGCGAGCGTAGGTGCGCTGGAGGTGGTACTCCCAGTCCAAGCGAACGTAGTTGGCGAGGTTCTGGATGTAGCCCTCGAGGAACGCCTCGGGAGCGTGATCGAAATACAGGTCGTCCTTACAGAGGAGAGGACCCTTCCAGCCGCGCTTGTATGGGAAATACTGTTCAGACTTGAAGCCGACGTTGACCTGATTGTAGGTCGTGTCGCAACTATTGGGACCCTCACCAATACCAGTGGTGGTAACGGTGTCCCACGCAGCAGTGACGCTGGTAGGAGCGGAGTTGAGGACCGTGAAGGTCGTGTGGCTCAAGCCAGTATTGGGCTCGAAAATGCCGCGTTGGATCAGCGTATCATAGATACTGTCGAACGTGGCACGCTTGTAGATTTCCGGGGACAGGTACTCCGTCGCAACCGGCATGATGTCGAAGACATTAGAACAGGCCATAAGATGAATTATCTGATGAGATAACAATAGAATCTACACTCGTAGATTTATCGAAATCAGTTGTTTATGTTCCGCAGGTCAGCGCGGTTGAGACCGATTGTTGCTAGCCAAGCAACCGTTAGGCTGTGCGTTAGATGTAATGAAGTGACAATGTAGTCAATAAAAAAGTGCCCCCAGGTTTCCCCAGAGGCACTTAGCGGGTTTGGATGGATTATGCGGCCATGGCCTCTCGGATGGCGGACCACATATCTTTGGGTGCGGAGTCGCTGCCGGACGATACAGCCTTCCCTCCACTCTTGGATGTTAGTCGGTCGATTTGAGAATAAGCAGCCTTCAGTTCGTCATGGGCCTTCTGAAGCAATGGCGCCATCTGCCTTCCGTACTGGGCGTAAAGAACAGCTTCAGCCAACACTTCTGGAGGATTGTTTCCAAAGAGAAGCTCCTGAGCCGCCTTCAGATTAGTCTCAGCGTCATCACCTTTGAAGATCGGGTTATCGGCGAACTTGGTTTTGAAGACGTTCTGGAATGTGGTTCGAGCTAAAGCGTCGGCCTGAACCCTGGCAGCCTCCTGCTTGGCTTTCTCCTGAGATTCCCACTCGGTAACATACTTCTGCTCGTCCCTGAGGGCGTTCTGCTTCTTTTCAATCGCCATTGAGGCATCCTCGACGTGACGAATAAACGCAGCCTGCTTGTGGATTGGCAGGTTTTCGGTGATGGCTTGGATGGCTTGATCACGCTCCGGTGAGTCGGGCGCCTTGAGCACCTTATCCACCTCGGCATGATACTGATCGGGAACAAATTTCTTGGCCCGAGAGACAGCCTGTTCGATGGGGGCGTCGAAGGTTTCCCGGAACTTCGGGTGCATCTCGACGTTAAGACGGCGCAGAGCTTGGGTCAGCTGATCGTTCTCCTCCTTGGTCTTCTTGAACAAGTCGGGGTCGAACTGCTGCTTCAGGGCGAGAACTTCCGCCTCAAGAGCTTCAGCCTTTTTAGCAGCCTCGTCTCTTGAGGCTTTGAGCTTGGCCCAGGAGGATTTTGCTTCCTCACTTTTGGCGCTTTCTGGTGGAGCTTCATCATTTTGTGTGGCTTCGATGGTTTCCTTGGCGACGACCTTTTCAGCCTTCTTCTCGGCCTTGCTGTCCAGGCCCAAAGCCTTGTCCTTAGGCGACATGGGCAATGGATCCTTGGTCGTGTCGCGGTCCTTCTCGAACCGGCGGTCAGGCTCAACAGGCTCAGCGGCCTTGGCCTTGTCAAACTCGCTGGCTTGAGCCCGGAGCTTTGCCCACGCCTCTCCGATTTGGGTACCGAATTGGGTAGGCTGTGAATGTGCAGTCTCCCGGCCCTCAGTCATGGGGGTGGGGATTTGAGCTTCTATCGTTTTACCTTCCATAGTTACTGATCTTCAAATGTGGGCGTTTCTTCAGTCTCTTGATCCATTGGCTTGGCCAACGAAAGCAGAAGATCCAGAGCGTACTCATAGCCGGCACAGAACATGGCTTGGGATGCCAGTTGATGCGGCGTCAGGCCAAGCGGCAGATTGCTCTTGGACGGACGGCTGGCGATCAAGGTGGCGTAGGCGGCCTTGAAGTCAGGGTTCGTCATAAGCCTTTGAGCGGCAGTGACTAACTCCACTTCTTTGCGCCATTCCACATGGCTGATGCCTGGATCTGTAGAGAACTTGATGATGTTCTGTTTGCGCTTGAAGAGTCTCATTTCATTAGTGAATTAAGGTCCTTTACGGGGATCTCAATCCACGCGGATGTGTAGTCGTTGATGCCCATGCTGACAACATATTTTTTGCTATCCAAGATGGCTCCGCATGGGAACACCACCAGTGGTAGTCCTTCGATCCAAGGATCCTTCTGACTTCCTGACAACAGGGGCTTTCGGGTCATCCGCTTCATCTTGAATGGCGGCTTGGCCTCGAAGGCGTAGGCCCCCATGTGGTACTGACGCTTCTTTTCGGTCCATTTGGTGGAGCTGTGAAAGAAGCAGACGTACTCATCACCCACTCTGATCGGAGGACTTCCGCCCCTCATGTGGCCCCACTTCCATCCGAATGCCGGGGTTTCCCACTTCTCGACGACTTGCTGATTATCCCACCTAACCACCTGATGCGGTTCAGTGTTGTAGATCATCATCATCTGGCCGTCGTGGTCGAAGAAAATCCAGTTCTTCTCGTTTCCTTCGTTCATCAGTATGGACCCCCCGTTGTTTCCGTAGACGGGGTCCCAAACTTCACTCGGCTGGAATGAGTCGTTGAGGAACGCGACCTGTTGATGTGCTCCGCTGTAGGTTTTGGTCCTATAGATCTGGAACGTGCAGTAGGAGAGGACCATCTGGCCATTGATCCAGACGATCCTTGGATCTTCCCAATGCTGGTCCTTATAGCTCCTATTGAGAAGCACCACATCGATGAAGCCTTCTGGCTTATGGTTCTCGTCGAGCTTGAATGCAACGATGCTGTTCTGGCCCAGATGATGCCAGTCCACCTTTCCAGACCTTCTGGTCAGCAGCCAATTAGCTCCGTTGTGAACAATGAGGCTCGGATTGAAGAATCTTGTACCAGGTACAAGAGCTCTTCCGAAATCGTAAAACCCCACCCTCCAAGGAGTCTGGTCCTTGATGGATGGAGTCATTTTTTGAGGTAGATGCCGTAGGTCTTCTCTTCTTTAACCGTCTCGATCCCAAGCTCCTTCATCAGTTCGAGAGCCTTGTTCTGACCACTCCAATCGATGTCGTCCATTATTACGACGGCGCCTTGTTTAAGTTTAGGCCACCAATCTTTAACAGTGCGACAGGCTACTTCTTGGCTGTGGTTGCTGTCGAAGTGGATCAGATCAATGGAACTCTTGGTGAAGTAGCCAAGACACTCGGTATCGTGCTTCCGAAAGTGGGATACATATTCCAATACATCGAACTCCTGTAGCTTGTCGAAGTAGGACGCGATGATCTTGCTCCACGGCACGCTGGCCCACCACTGGTTGTTGGCGTCTGGATTGGTTCCCTCAAGGCATGCCTCTACCTTCCACGGGTCGATTCCAAACACGATTCCACGACCCAGCTTCTTGAGGGCTAGACCTATGGCCACCATGGATCGTCCTCCAAATGTTCCGATCTCAAGGCATGTCTTTGGCTTATGCTTTTCGACGATCTCAAAGAGGTCGCAGGCTTTCTGGACCGTACACCAACCCTCCATGGGTGGCGTCTCGATTTTCTCAAGTGTGGCTTTATCTATTTCTTTCATTTTAGGTTTCTTTCAAAGGCTCCATGAGTTGGATCCTTCAAAGTAAGTGGCAGTTGGCTGAGTGGAGTTCCAGAGAACCATTCATTCTGTGGCACAGACACGACTGGAAAATCTGACGTGCTCATCATCCTCTCCCTAAGTCCACGCAGACCATCTGGGCCAAAGTAGTTGGGAGCCTTGGTTCTGCCGGCGTATACCAGATTTAGTATAGCGTGAGACTTGTCGTTTGGTGAGACGCCCCAGTCCTCTCGGTAGAACACATTGCCAGGCTGGCCGTGAAGCTCCTCGGATTCCCAAGTCATCATCCGGTTGTCGTAAACGAATGAGTATCCGTTGGCCTGAAGCATCAATCCAGCGATGCAGTCCTGCATTCCCATCCCATCGCAGTCCTCATCGAATCCATTGATCTTGAGAAGTGCTTCGATGGGCGCCACGAAGCTGCATCCAAAGAACCACTCTCCTCCGCATGAGACAACGTTCCCGGGTCCCACTTGTCTTTCTCTGGCGTCGATCCCGAGTGGGTGCTCTTTGCGATGAACCACTTCACCGTCCTCGACCTGAAGCTCCAGAACCTTCCTGTAACCACCACAGGTAATTCCGCCTCTCTGAATGGCTTCCTTTACTCTGTCCAGCCAACCCGGTCTTAGGACGCTGAGATCATCAACGAAGACTATCCAGTCCGTCTTGCAGACCGCTATGGCAGTGTTCGATGCGTTGGATGCAGCGAAGTAATCCGCTTTGGTGAGCCGGTGCTTTCCTTGCCACACCGTTGGCTTGGGAGTGATGTGACGGTTGAGCCTGATTCCGTAGTGGTGAGCTAAACTGGCAATCTTCTTAGCCCGCTCTTCATTGTCAGCGTGGAAGTCGATGACGTTGACGTCTATGTCTGCTCCGCCTTGTTTTGCCAATGATCCAAAGAACCATTCGATCTTAGGCTCAAGACGATTGGTGATGTATGAGATCGTGAGGTTCATTCTTAAATGCTAGGGTTCCGCTTTTACGCGGTTACGGAACAGGCGAAATGAATAACCACCGGCAAGCTCACAACCCCGGCGCCGCAATACCTCGACCTAGCGGGTCAACGCTATTGTGCGTCAACCCCTAGTCAAATGGTTTGTCCGGGAACCATGGGTCGCTGGTTGGCGATCTGCTGCTTGGCGATCAGGCCGGCATTCTTGATGGCAGCCTCATTCACCTTCTGGGTCTGTTGAGCCTGCTGGTTGGCTAGGTCCTGAGTCGTCGTGGCCTGGGCAATCTTCAGACGCTGAGCCGTCTCGGCATCCTTCAGCGCCATGTCCTGCTGCGCCTTGGCCGCCTTGATCTGCATCATGTTCTGGGCCTTGGCCTGATCCAGAGCGATCTTGTTCTGCGCCTTCATGGTCTCCGCATCGACAGAGACCTGGGCCTGCGCCATCTGCTGCTGCTGCATGGCCTGCTGCTCAGCCTGCTGCTGGAGCATCTGCTGCATCTCGTCGATGGATTGGGAGATCGACTTGAACAGTTCCATGAACTGGGCGAACTCCTGTTTCCTGGAGGCGTCCTGCTGAAGACGGGCCATGTGCTGAGCGACGTGAGCTCGACCAGCAACGAGGCTGTTAAAGATCTCGGCAAGATCTCCGCCCTGCTGAACCGATTGGACACCCTGAGCCAGCCACTCGAAGTGCTTGGTGAGGTGAATGATGTCGTTCTGCGTCGGAGTGACTTGAACCGCTCCACCGTCGTAGAGGATGCCGTGCTCAACCTCAGCCTGCCAGTTCTGGTCAGCTGTATTGGGGTCAATCGTACCGCGGGTCCAGTAACGGTTGGTGAGGGAGGGTCCGACAGTGGCCGAGATCATGTCCCGGATTAGACGCTCCTTGCCGTCCTCAGGAAGGGCCGGGAACAAGGTGGCGTAGATCTGGTTGAGGCTCTGCTCCCGCATGAACTGAGAGCCCTGACCAGCGATGCGGGTTGCCTTCACATAGCATTTCTCGAAGATCTCGCGAGGGACACCATCGTCCGAACACTTCTTCTGGAACTCCAATGCCAGCTTCAACCACTTGTTCTTCGTACCCTTCGGCAGGTCAGGATTCGATGCACGGCGGAACTTCTCAGCGTACAGTTCATCCAGTTGCTGGTAGTAACGTGCGAGCTGTGTTTTCCCGAGGGTGGCAGATTGAGCTAATTGAGCCTGTACTTGGTACTTCGTGGGCGGATTACCCGAAGGAAGCTCCATCCTCTGCCGGTACTGAGAGAGGTTGTTATCAAGAACACGTCCTAACTGCTCTCCCATTGCAATCGCTGGCTCTAACACTCCTTGGAGATTGCTCTGCTGGATCGTCGAGACGCCGTTGGGAAGCACTGTGAAGGCGCCAAACTGAATGTTGCTCAGAGCCTGCCGGCCAGTGGGCTGATTGGAGGTGAGGAAGACGGTGGACGTGGCGAATGCAGCATCCACAGCAGCCAGCTGAAGCCTCATGCGCGAGGTCAGCAGCTGATACATCTTTACACCAAGCCCCTTGATGGACTGGTGGAAGCCATCGCCTCGGTCGTAGTAGAAGGCGCACACCGCCTGACGCATATCGTCGTAGCGGTTCTCAAAGCGATTCAGGAACTCGTCGCTGGAGGCGTCGATGTCCACCCAAGCCTCTGAGATCTTCGGCTCAGCGCCGTCTACACTGAACTCCTTGTACAGGATCTTGGCGATGCGGACCTTGGCGCACTGGGAGCCCAGATAGAGGTCGTTGTTTCGGAGGGCCTGCTGCCAGGCTTCCCACTGATTCCACTCAGGAGAGGTCCATGAGGTGGGCTTGGCGTTCATGATCGAACGCTTCACCTCGGCTACATTCCATCCACTGATGCGTGCTGCTTCTTCGTCAGCGATGAAGTCCCAGAGTTCATTGACGTTGTAGTCGAACTGGAAAATGCACCACTGCCAAGATGCCACATTTGCACGCTCGTCATCAGAGACATAAAGAGAACGATGAGGAACAGCAGTGGAACGCCAATCCAGAGGTCGGAGGAATAGCTGCGGTCCAGTCCCATAATAGACCATGTCGTGGATCGAGAGCTGGATGTTGAAGTCCATCTCGTCGTCCTGCCTCTGAAGCCAATCAAAGTGCTTGGTGATGATGTCGGAATAAAGCTGTGAATTGGGATCGTTGACATCGGCTGTGACCGTGGCGTAGGTCTCAGGCTCGGAGTACACGTCGTAGAAGGCTGTGACCGATGTCTCCAGATAGGCATAGCCCTCCCCGTTGTTGAAGTTGGCCCGATAGCGTTGGGCGTCCTTGGTCTTGCTGGGCCAAGGCGGGTTGCCATCCACCAGACCCTTAACTAGGGCGTTCTTCTGATGGCGCTTCTCGTAGGCGCTGGTCGCCCGCGTGAACATCGAGCGGACATCGCGAGCGCTGGAGATCCTCGTCTTAGGAGGTGTCCCACTGTCGCTAAGGCCCTTGAGTTCGGAATACAGTCCAGTGCTATACATTGATTGCTCCCCATCGCCCATCAGGGCATTTCTGCGTCGGTAAAAATAGTTTCAGTCCACTACATCCACATTTGCCACAGCCGCCATAACCGAAAGCTGACTCCCCCTTCCAGTAAACACACTGAAGGCAGATTGCTTTACGAGCCTCAAAGACTTCGTGCGGTACATTCTTGAATCCGTTAGAGGCCCATTCCGCGGCAGCCTGTGAAAACGTCTTAATCCTTTGAGCCAGAGTGGGCGGTTCAGTGGACATGCACCAATCTGGTTCTTGTTCGCACATGTAATTGATGATCTTTTGATAAAGACCAACGATTTGATCGAGGTTGTTTGCCTTATTGTACTCCTCGACCATAGCCACCATTCGACCCAGTGAGAAAGCGCCGCTAAACTTCACCCCAGTAACGGGATGAGTGTACCTCCACAGACCTTGCGGCGTGGAGTTAATATTCTTCGGCACCATCATCGTAGGCGAGGCAGGTAAAATCTTCTAGGACGCTGACTCCATGTTCACTTTCAGCATCCGCGTTGGCAATCTCTTCTTTCAGAGCGTCCCCAAACGCCTCCGGGAAGAATGAATGCCGGATTCGAGCCACCTCCAGGAGGATGAAGAAGGAGTCGGCTGCGTCTGGACTGACCTTGAGGCGCCGCTTCATCTCCTCCTTGGCCTCGACCTTAATCTTGGTCGTCGCACCTTTGACGTGCTGGTAGCGCCTGGCGCACATCTCTCGGACGATTTCCCTAGGGAGATGCGCTATCTGGCTTGCTCTGATGTAGTAGACGCCCTGGTACCAAAGCTCTGATACGCGGTTGCTGTAGGCTTCCCTGCCAGGCGTTGGATCTGTCGCTGAGGCTGGAAGATCTGAAGCCGCTCCGCCGAATTGGATGCGGTTGATCCTGGGACTCCACTCCTGCATGAGGATCTCAGAGAAGGGAATACCACCGCCTGTGGAATCCACGCCAACATCTTCGGGCTGAACCCCGGTTTCCTTGCACCACTGTATGAACTGCCTGGCCAGCTGGAAGTTACGCGGGACGGTTTTGTCCGTCACATCTTCATGGAACTCCTTTGTCAGTGTAACCGCCAAGGTCATCTTCCCCTCTACAGTCTCTCCCAGGACGCCTTGGATTCCGTAGCAACGGTCACCGCCGTTGGTAAACGCTGGGTCAAGTGCCGCCAGCTTGACTAGGGGACCCTTCCAGTGAGGGATGGAGACGCCGCCATTGGAGATGATCTCTATCTCACTGTAGATCTGGCCGCTTTCGGAATCCTGCGGTGGGAAAGATCGGCAGAATCGCCAGTAACCAATCGACGTTGCCGGGAGTTTGTCGTGCTCTCGCTTCTGTTTACGTCCGTAAATCGGAAATACATCCTTCTCATAGTCGAAGTTTGGGCTCTTGGTTCCATCGAAGTGAAGACACCAGCCGCGTTGAGTCTTCCATTCCTCGTCCTCTACGGTGACCGAGTTGATACCAGCTTCGGGTTGGATGAACTTACCAAATGGATCGAGCCAGCTGACGTGGTTGCCTAGACCAATCATCTGGAACACAGGGTTCATCGAGAGGTTGGTTTCGACTGCTTCCAAGATGGAGTCCGTCAACTCAGGCAACTCGTCGGCTATGATGATCAGCCTGGGGGCCTTCATGCCGATCAGCCGGCCAATGGCTTGGGCTTCCTTGCTCTGGCTACAGGGAATCAGCTCTATGCCAGCCTTGTCACTGGCTGTTGGATCAGACGCCTTCTCAGAAGTCCGAATCTGGCCGAAGCTATGAACGTACTTACCCGGAAGCCTCTCTTTAGCACCATAGTAGTAGTCTCGGATGGAGCCCCAGATACGTTTCTGGGCGTCCTTCATGGTCGTAGATGTGACCAAAACCTTGGTCTTCTCTGGATCACTGAACCAGTTGATGATGCCCCACATCGCGCCCCAATCGGACTTGCCTGTGGAGCCTGCACCGGAGATGCCCAGATACTGATACTCGCACGCCTTCTCGGTCATCTTCTCGGCCCAAGGATGGCGGATGAACTTCTTCTTGGCGCCGGTGCCCCAGAGTTGTTCGACCATCCACCAGAAGAGTTCTGCCCTACTGACTTCGATGCCCTTGTTCAGAGCCTCTTCGTAGTAGGCAAAAGCCCAACGAGCGACATGGATCTCTGGAGTTTCCACAGCCACAGGCAGGCCCCAGACGATCTTGGCCTGACCTTTGGCAGTGTTGATGTAATAAGGTTTAGTCACTTTTTGTTACTGCACTTGGCCATCATCTCATCCCACTTCGCGCAGAGCGATTGCGCTTCCTCTCTGCTTTCAATTCCGTGAACCGGGCCATCGGGCCAGCTGCAGCCCAGCGCCAACCTTGACCCAACAATGTTGCCTAAGAATGAAGTGACGATCTTCCACCTCTCACCGTCAGGCACCACCTTGCAGTAGGATCCATCTTTGGCTCTAAGGTGCTTCATCTACTTCGATTTCCGTTCGCTCTTCTTCTTTTTTGCGGACTTTGACCTGAGTGATCGTGTAATCGATTGCTTGTGGAGAGTCGTCCGGAATGACTCCAGCATAGCGGAGACAGTCGATGAAGAACTTCGGGGCGAGATTGTCTTGGTCGGTGAGTCGCCTCCTAAAGCTCGTAACGCGGACTCGAAAGCGTCCTGTGTCGCCTTCTTTTCCTTTCGCCTTTGCCAATGGTTCATGGCGAAGAGCTTGTTCAAGCTGGGCACGGGATGATGGATCAAGAGTTTCATACATCAGGACTGTTCCAGAGGCCCCGCTCACAAAGCATTGAGACGGACCTAGCAAGATTGGGTTCATTTGAGCAGAGGTCGTGATGCTCTCGACAGAGAGCACGGAAGTGGCGCTCATCGGAAATCAGGGAGCCTGCGCGTCCCCGTGAGTGATGGCAGTCTGTCGCAGGCTTTTTGCAGGCGGGCCATTGACACACAGGGTGGGCCTTCATGAAGGTGTCCCTTACCTTGTAATAGGCTTTGAGACGTTCCTTCTGCCTCGATGAAACATTCTTCATTTCTTCCAGTAATCAGCGTCATCGTCATCGTCGTCTTCGTCCTCCTCCTCTATTTCGTAGACCACCTCTTCCTTGTAGGCTTTGATACCTTCGAGAAGTTGTTTGGTTGCAAACGCGATCAGCAGAAGTCCCGCTGATACGATCAGGAAGATGATTGCGATTTCCATTGGGCCTCCAGGGTTGCTTTTATCCGTCGCATCATCATCTCACACCACCAGTCCTTGGCGACCCTGATGTGCTTACACTCAGACTTTTTACCTTCCCGCACCTCGACGACACGGCGCAGTGAAAAGTCCTCACAGCTGCACATCCCGTTGAAATCAAACTCGTCCAGATCGACCAAGAACTTGATGCCACGGCGGCTGCTGGACTGGACATAGACCCTGAATGCTTCTCCTTCTATGGGCTCAACGTCCATCAGAAGAGGCTCATCTGCTTCACCGGCGCCTTCTTCGGCTTCCTCTTCGAGAGTTCCCGGTACATCGCCGCCAGGACTTCAGTGTCAGACTTTTCCACAACCACCACCGTATCTGGAAGTACACTATCCTTGATTCGGCCCACCACCTTCTCCAGAGACTGCTCTCGTCGATCAACAAACTTCCCAGGAGACTTCCTCGCCTTGGCAATTCCCAGACGGTGAAGTTTGTCTTCCTCATTGAGTTCGTCGGCACGCTGCCTAACCGAGTTGTCGATGCAAGCCTCCAGGAAAGCTGGGATGTACTCCACATCTTTGGCGGTGATTCTAGTGAGAGTCCGAATCAGATTCTTGGTGATGAAGAATGAGTCGAACTGCCAACCCATTTGGTCGCACACAAAACCATAGCGGAGGATGGCTTTGGTCAGGTTCCGCTTATCCCGGTAGAACACACTCACGGGCTTGTCGTGATAGAACTGTTCGTGAATGACCTGAAGACAGCGGTCGATTAAATCGAGTGGTGTCATAGTTCTAGGCCGTAGGAGGAAATGAGTTCGCAAAGGTATCGGTAGAGATCATCCACCTCTTTAGGAGCATTCCCTTCTTCGGTGCCGTATTTGTTGACTGACCTGATGTGAGCTTTGAAGTCTGTGAGGATGGCCCTGTAGTACGGGCCGTTCTTGAAGTCGTCGTACTCCTGATCGTTCTCAGGGAGGGTGAACTCAATCTTGATCTTCATCGGATAGCTTGTTGATCCAGTAGTAGTACTTGGGTTCACCGCGTTCATTTATGAATCTTGATTTCTTGGCGTGGCCAAATTCCATGAGCCTTGCTAGCTGGTTCTCAAATGTCCTCATTGCCACACCAGCAAGTTTCGCCCAATCGGCCTTGGTCTTCCAACCTGGAGGAACCTTGGTCGTGTTCATCGACATCGCTGTGATGGTTTCACGAATAGACTTTGCCTTTGATGATCCTGAGGTTTTGGACATCGAAGTCTTTGTCGTGGAGTTCGACGAACGCGAAGCCGTGGGACCAGTTGTTGCGCGAGGCATAGTCGGGTGAGATTTGACAGAGACAGCCAGTGGACCAAGTGGTGATCAGCTTGCCGTTGCCGTCTCGTTCAGAATGTTCGGAGCGTTGATGGAAGTGAGAGCAGAGAGATGTGACCTTTGTCCTGAGGAACAAACCGCGAGCTGGGTTGACTGGGTTTGAGATCGCGAACCGATACTCATGGCCGTGAAGGACAAGGAGAGTTCCGATGTTGATCGCCTTGAGGTGATGGACGAACTCGATCCTGCTCTTGTCAGGTTTGACTTGAGCTTCCCAAGTCGTCGATGGAAGACCCACTAGTTCTGGGGCTTTGCTCCAGAGTTTGCGGTCCCACCAGAGTTCGTGATTGCCCTGCTTGTAGATGATGCGGGCCTTCCTAAACTCATTCTGGATCCAAGCCAGCCCCTGCTTCACCGTTTGAATCTCACCAACCATGTCCCGCTTAGAGGGATCTGTTTCATGAGGCGAGAAGGAATAGTTGTCGGCGAAGTCTCCGTTGATCAGGACGACAGAGGGCTGGAGCTTCTTTCCGAAGGAGACAGCCAGCTCTAGGGCAGCTTTGTCGTGATAGGGTATATGAGCGTCTGGTAATATGAGAACGCTCTCGTCCCCATCTATCCTGATGGGTGTTCTATCAGCTGGAGTCTTCGGTTCCGGGATGGTCATTGGATGGCACCGAGTCTCTTGGCCAGCCTGGCTGTAAGCTCCAGATCGTTAGCCAGATACTTCAGTGCAGCTTCTCTATCAGTCGAGAGGAGAGCAGCAAAGTCCTTTCCACTGCCGCTCTTTTCGCCGGTACCCAGAACGCGGCTCAAACGGTCCAGCGAAATGAAGGTCGTTTTCTCCCCAAGACGCCAGATCTCGGCGAGATCAAGGACGTGAGCGTCGTTGAAGTAACGTCCTCTCTTGATGCCTTCGCAGATCGGCACTGAGTGGATCCAGGAACGCCGGATCAGGTAGGGCAGGTCAAAGCCAACGATGTTAAAGCCGATGATCTTGCCGTAGGAGTTGATCTGGTAGCGGACCTTGTCCCAGAACTTGGTCAGCATGGAGACCTCATCGCGGGTATCGCACTCCACTTCGTCGTCATCGCTGTCCATGTAGCCGATGGCGCAGACCTCAGAGAGCGTGGCGTCGAGGGCAGCCTTACTCATGACTTCAGTCTCATGCTCAGCCTCTTTGGCAGCGATCTTGTCAGGATCCTTGTAGTTGGACGGAGCCTTGAAGGAAGGGAGGATGCCCTTCTTCTTGATGTAGTCCAAATCGAGCGGACGAGTCTCAATGTCGAAAATCAGAAAGCCTTTGTTCATTTGAGGTTTGGCCCCCTTGACCCAGGGGCCGTGAGCTTTCGCAGGGTTTCTCCACTACTCACACAAGTACCTAACCAACATCCGAAATATTCTTCCAAGGAAAGGCATCAACGACTTGATCTATGATGCTGAACTTATTTTTGTAAGGCTCATATGTCTTACCGGTTTTGGTTATCGTGATGTTGCCCACAGGGCATGCCACCCACGGAACCAAATGCATGTCTCCTGTATCAAACTGATACAGCACAACAACGTCAGCAGGGCAAACCTTGCCAAGCCTGTAAAACCAACCAGTACAGTAGCCATAATCGGCATAACAGGCTGTTTTCACATCAACCCGTACCACCCGGTTAATGATCATGTCGAAAGGATCGCGCTTTCCAGGCATCCTTGTGACTTGATAGCCCAGATCTGTCAGTTTTTTGGCGACAGCCGCTTCCCCTTCCCATCCAAAATGGGAGTCGGATTCAGTCATGTCATACCCGAGCTTCTTGGTAAAAAACTCGAATCCGCCTTTTTTCGAGATCTGACAAGCAAGATCATTCCTTCCCAGTTCTCTGAGATCTTTGACGGTCACCATCCTTCCAATTCCAGAACAGATTGTGGCCAGTTCTGAAACCACATCCTCTTCAGTCCATCGTTTACGCATGGAGGAATGATAATGCATCTAAAACGATTTGCAACACCTTTCGTTTTAGAATGGAACGGAATCGTCTGGATCTTCCACCGGCTTAACCGGAGCCGCCGTCTCAAACGACTCTCCAACCGAAGGCTCGACAGACTCCACCACAACAGGTGCTGGAGAGTCAACCTTGCTGCTCCTAAAGTAGTCGTCGAGATACAGCTGAAGCTTCCTGTCTAATTCAACCGCCGCTTCGTTGGTGGCTGGGGTCAGATCCACCAGCTTGAACTGAGGCACCTTGAAGACGACACTACCCTTCTTACCCTCCTTGAAGGACGCGACTGTGATGGCCTTCTTGTACAGGTCGTCACCAGAGGCCTTACGGAACTCAAACCACGCACTCAGTGCAGCACCTCCGAGTTGGATGGAGGCGATCTGAAGCGAGGATCCGATCTTGGCTCCGATGTAGAGGTTGGCCACATAGTGACCACCGGAAGCAGCAACACGGTCCTTGATGGCAGCGTACAGACCATTGGCCAACTCACCGCCCTTGAAGGAACGGACAACGAGCGGCTCCAGGCGCATGTTCCGCACCTCGTTCGAGGAGATTCCAGACTCGGAGGCATCGTGCCAACCCTTGATCGTAGATAGCTCATCGAGGAGGACGAACTGGAAGGGAAGCGGGACAGCCACCTTGCTCTTGGATTCCTTGTCGTAGTGAGAGAACTCACCGAGTTTACCGCTCCACTCGAACCAGCGAACGGACGGATTCTTCTTTGTTTCTGTGGGATTTGATCGACTCATAGTAGACTCCTTGTTTGGAGGTGCGACGAAGCTATTGACTTGACTCTGGACTGTCAACACTCATTTTTCAAAGCAGCGTGAGTACGTTGAAAAATCATCAGCAAGTCATTGAGGCAAGCCCACATCTGACGACGACAGCGTTGGGTAAACAGCTTGGTGTCAGTGCTTCAACGGTGTGGCGGGTACGCAAGACCCTGGGCCTGGAGTCCAACGGAAAGCGCGGGACGCAGAGGAAGGACCGTTCCACCTGGGATTGGTCCCTCAAGAACATCGAGCTGGCTAGGATCCATGGACTGAGCCGTCAAAGGATCAGTATCCTCAGAAAAGTCTATGGGAAGGCTCTTCCGTCTGCTAAGAAGGGCGCCCGCAATGAACGAGAAACTCGATCAGATCGAGGCCGAGATCACGCGCCTCAAGAAGCTCCAATCCAAGCGTCAGACAGTGCAGCCGTGGGGCAGTCGGCCTAAGCCGCGTCTTTCGCACCCCCTGTTGAAAGAAAAAGCCAGCTGACCGCTGGTACCATGATGGGAAATTAAAAAGCCAGCTGACCGTTGGAGCCCGTTACTGTTCAGGCCCACCACAGGATTGGTCAGCTGGCACGGCCACCACTCAGTGGCCTAAACTCTTGCCTCTAGAACGTAGGCAAACGGATGCGGTTCCACCGGCTTGAAACCGAGCGATCCGTAGAAAATCTTCAATTGAGCGTCTTTCAGGCCGTCGTGTTCGGTCTGATCCGAGAAGGAGTCGATCTCGATGTAGACCTTCTTGGAGGGCTTGTAGGAGAGAGCCTCCTGGACGAGGGCCCGGCCATGACCCTGAGAGCGGTAGGTGGGCGCAACGTAGACGGAGGTGAGCCTGATCCAGTGGTCGGTCTCCGTCATGATCAGCCCGGCCACAATCTCATCACCGTCGTAGCGGGTGACCGAAAAGAGGGTCTTGTGGTCGAAGATGTGGAGGGCGGTGATCATCAGTTGAGCGAGGGATCGCCGTAGTCGGTTGTGAGGCGGGTGATGGCGCGCTGCACCTCCCGGATCAGATCGTTGAGAGCCTCCTTCGATTTCTCCGGCGAGGCCTCGTCAATGGAATCTTGCTGAGCCTGGATCAAGGCGGCGGCCCCAACGTAGAACGCACGCTCCATGGCGTGGCGGGCTTCAGGGTTGATGTCGGGGTAGACGCTGTCGAGGAAGCTCTCTAGGAGCGGTGTCAACGCATTCATTGCGGCAGAGGCTAGGGGAGAGCTGGGAGGGGCGTCAAGGGTCAATGCATCAGAGTGTTGACAGGAGCTAGACGGAGGCAAAGGCACATAGGGAGAAAGAGAGAGGAGAGAGGCTAGGAGGAGGCTGAGAGGAGGAGGCTGAGAGGCAAGGCTAAAGGAGCAGGCTAGAAGCGAAGGCTTGGAGGAGAGGCGCAAAGAGGAGATGACAAGAGCAGGCTGAGAGGAATGGCTGCAAAGGGTAGGTGACGGGAGCAGCTGCAAGGGGAAGGCTTTTGAAGGGGGGAAAATTTTTGAGAGGGGTACCCGGTACAGTCACCCCCGCGAAAAGGGGCCCCGCCAGGCATTTCTCAGCCTCGCCCGAAAAAAATGATTCTTAGCCCGGCCCGCCGCGGAAATTAATAGCCTCGCTCCCCTGTAATAATTGTCGCAGTGTCACCGATTGAACATAATATCGATTGTGCACTGCTCAGCTGGGGGTGGAAGGCGTTGCTTCCGGGATCGTTTCAACGTCAATCACCGGGCACGAGATGGTGGGCGCCGCGACCGAGAACACCGAGACGGGAGAACCGGACGGACTGTCTAGGCCGAATGTGCGGCGGGAAACCCTGTCAATCGTCTCGAGGCTACTAGCCAAACTCTTTATCTCCTCAACCTCGAGCCTTCCGTCCGATAGTGCGTCAACCTGAGCGTGCAATTTATCCGATGTCGCCAATACCTTTTCAAACCACCGTGACAGTTTCTCCCGGACGACTGCGTTGATTGCTGGTATTTGCTGGGCAACGCTTTGTTCTATGGCCTTTTCCGTAGCCTTTGCCGCAATCGCTGGGGCCTCAATTGGAGCGTTTCTCCCGCCGGGAATGATCTCGCGACGCGGCCAGCGATAGCGTTTCGCTTGGGAGTAGATAGTGGAATCGCTGATGTTATATCGCTCGCAGATCTCCGCGACAGATAGCCCGCCATTCCACGCCTTCCGGATAGGCCCCCAATCAATGCTCCCTTTCGCTCTTCTCTCCCGTTTCCCCTTCTCCTGTTTCTCTTCCTTTGCCTCCGTCGCTGCCGCGTCAATACTCTGTTGCATCTCCTCCGTTCTCATCCGTCAACGGTCTCGTTCACAGCCGTGATCGCAAGAAAAAAATCTGTTGTCCTAGGCCCTGTTTACGGGCTTTCCGTCAACCTGTGCTCTCCCCTGTGAAAAATATCCGTTGACCATCTATGCCCCCTCATGCAATCGTCATGACGTCGACGGGATATCCGATCGATCCGTCCGGACGGTCTCCGGTTCCGCTCACACTATGCGTCCCTGGTTCAACTCTGTTCTCGATCTCATCGGCCTCGCCCTGTTCCTAGTCCTGTTCGTCCTAATCCTCATCCTGCTCTAATCCTCACACTCCATGACCACTACCGATACCTACACCCCTCAGAACCTCTCCCGCTGGGTTCTCCGCTCCAACTATTCCGGTGCCCACTGGGATGGGTACTATGTCGCCCCTGTCAGCCGCCATCGCGACTCCGACATCCTCACCGAGTCTAATTGGAAAGCGCAATGGGCGGACCTTTCCCCGCTCCGTGCCGACGTTGACTCCGACGACATCCAATCCCCGAAAATCGTCCTCGAGTCACACTGGGCAGTGGGCTGGGTTGAATGGGTTGCAATCCACGAATCCAATTCGGAGGCGCTCCGTGTCGCCGACGAGCTTGCAGCCTCTCTCGAGTCCTATCCGGTGCTCGATGAGGAGTCCCAATCTCGGATGGAATGGGAAGAATATGCCGACAGCTGGGGCTCCTACGGTTGCCGCGAGTTCATCCGGGAGTTATCGCGCCAGTTTCAGCTCGCCGACTCCACGTCCTACGCTTTGCAAGATGCGAGCGAGGATCAATTGAGGGAATTCTTCGAAAGCCTCATTCCCTCCGGGTGCTTTTTCGTCCCGGAATCCAGTGGGGTCTCAATCGAATACGCTCACGCCGTGGACAATTGCACCCGCGACACGCTCGCCGGTTTTCTCCGTTCCATCCGTTCAAAGTAACCCTCAACCCTCACACAAAATGACCAAAGAAGCTGAACTCTCCATCCTCCGCGACACAATCGCACGCCTCGGCCGCAACTCCTATCTCGGGCCATGGCTTGAAGACCAACTCCCGTGGATTGAGTCGGACATACGCTCCGACATCCCTCCCATGTCCTCCTATTCACAGTCCCGTGCCGTGCGAGCTGAGGAGCTTGAGGACAACCGTAGGCGCATCTCCGAGATGGAATCTCAAGCGCAACTCCGGATCCGTGAGCATGAGGAACGCCTGTCGCGGACGTTTAACAGCGCCTCATCCTATCTTCACCGGATAGCCGCTGAGCTGTCCCGTTGAATCCCCCACAACAGCCTCCGGGCCTGTCTCGGGGGTTGAATGGGTAATTCAGCCCACCACACACACTCAAAATGATCTACCAAGCCATACTCTCAAAATACATCCCCGCCACTAACACCAAGGGCAGCCGGATCAAAGCCTACTGCGAGCGGGGTTCCATCACCATCCCCTACCCTTACGACCTTACTGGTGCGGACTGCCATCGGAAAGCCGTTGACGCGCTCCTGGCT